AATCTCTCTAACTGGCTCGAAAGCCAAGCGGCCAACTTTCACGAAGGCCGTCCCACCCTCTAAAATCCTACCCATCGAAATTATGAAAAAGACCCACACAACCTACGTCGGAACCTTTGTAAAAGTCAGCGGAGAGTTCCGCACCATGCGCTTCGCCACCAGCCCCGAGAAAATCCAGAAAGGCGGAATGGCTTGCGTATGGGACGTTGAGAAGAAGGCGTTGCGCCGGTTCAACTTCTCCACCCTCGTCGGCCAACTCGTCAAAGTGGTGGCCTAGAAATTCTGCAACAGTTGCAAACTTTCTTTTTGACAACGAATCACTCCTGTAAGAAGCTGCCTTATATGAAATCCATCAAAATCCAAGACCGAGTAAAAGTGTGCGGGGAGAATGGAAGCTACCGCGTGCAGAAGATCGAAGGCCGGAGCATCCAAGGGGTGCGGGTGTTCGAGGACGGCACCACCGGGAAGACGATCAAGTTTGACCGGCTGGATGTGAGTGAGAACTACGCCCGCACGGAATCGAAGGATGACGGCAAGATGCCAGCGGTGTTAAGCCGCGACAGCCAACGGTTCGAGGCGCGGATGCTTAGGAAGCAAGCCAAGGCCACCCGCTGACTTATGACGATCAAGAATCAAACCGAATACCGGGTCGCCCTAGCGCGGCTGAGTCTCCTGATTGAACGTCACCCCGACCCACGCTCCAAGGAAGGCAAGGAACTGCGGACGCTGACCGAAGCCTGTCACACCTACTCCACCTACCGTTCGGTGGGTTGCCTCGAACTGCTGACCACCCTCTATACCGGCCTCCGACCGGGCACCATGTATGCCTCCCCGAATCGCTGACTTATGAAGCTGAATGACCGAAACGATCTGAGAACGCTCCGCGTGGAGCTTGAAACCGCCCTGCTGGATGTCCTGTCCAAGTATGACATGAGCGTGAAGCTGGGAGGCATGAAATACAGCGGCACCGGCACGGAGATGTCCGTGAAGCTGACCGTGGTGAAAGGGAACGCCGAAAAGTTCGCCAAGGCTGAGTTTGAGCGGGGCTGCGAAATGCACGCCTACCGCTTTCCGTGGTTGAAGCCCGAGCACTACCTGCTGCGTTTCTTCGAGCGCGGACACGAATATGTGTTGACTGGCGTAGGCGGCAGAGGACGATGCCCCTTTCATGTGAAACAGCTATCCAACGACAAAGGCTACCGGGTGCCCGAATCGTGGGTGAAACGCGCTGTGGAGGCCATCCCTCCCACCATCGGACAGGACTTCCGCCCACGCCGCAAGTTGGAGCTATGAGCTTTCCCCACCAGAAACGACTCCGCAGGCGCGGCGCATTTGGCCCCAGCGAGTATGAGCAGCGCACCGCAACCAAAGGCACCAGTGCCTTGGCGAAACGACCGTGGTGCGACATGGGCGACTTTGTCCACTCCTTCCTACGGCGCGACGAACTGATAACACAGTTCGGTTTTGCCATCCCGAACGAGGAGGCGATCACCGCCCTTGCCCACTGCCCGCAGCCTATCGTGGAGGTAGGGGCAGGGTTGGCTTATTGGGCGTATCTGGTGAAGGAGCGGTATGGGGTGCATGTGGACTGCTACGATCTGGACATCCCGCCAACGAGCGCCAAGCATGGGACGAACGGCGGCGAGCGGCACGGCTACCACTTTGACCGGGAACCGTGGCATCCGGTGAAGGGTGGCACACCGGAGTCCATCGGACGCAAGGAGTATCAGACGTTGCTGCTGATCTGGCCGGACTACTGTTCCCCTATGGCTCTGCAATGCCTGATGAAGTTCACCGGCAGCACGGTCGTCTATGTTGGTGAGGGAGACGGCGGCTGCACCGGAGACAACGCCTTCCACGAGGCACTGGAGAAGGAGTGGACTGCACTTGGCTACATCGAACATCCGCAGTGGAGTGGGCTGAACGATTACATGACCATCTACCGGCGTTTGAGCGCAGACCCCACCCAACCCCTTCCCTCCTGACGGCCAGCGATTCCTACGCGATTCTCAGCGCATCTGTGGCCTGCCTTTCCACCTTAAAAATCGGCCCCCAAACTATTTTGCAACAGTTGCAAAATAATCGTTGACGATGAATCGGTTTTGAGCCAAGGTTGACCTATATGAAATCCACAAGTATCACCAAGAAAGCAGCCCTCGCCTTCATCCGCGAGAAGCTGTCCACGAACGATCAATGGGCCGTGCGCGGCCTCAAGGTTGTCTATGCCCGCCAGACGGAAAGCGAGAAGATGACCGAAGCCACGAAGGAGGACAACGGGGTTGGCTTCTCCGGTCTGGACGCGCAGTTCCTTACGTCCCTCGCCAAGCAGCACGAGGCACGCGGCTCCCTCAGTCCGAAGCAGATGGTCTGGCTGCGGAAGAAAATCTCGAAGTATGCCGCGCAGGTGCTCTCCGTGACGAACATGGAGAAGCTCGCCGCCCTGATGAACCCTCCTACCCCAGCCTCCTGACTTATGCTCGCCACTCAGAAATTTGAAATCACTGAGCAGCAGGTGATGCAGGGTAGCGGACGGCCTGTGCAGTTCACAGCCGAAGCCAGCGACCTTGGACTGAAACCCGGCCAGTGGCCAACTGAACTGACGATGAAGCGCGATGACGGAACTACCACCGAGTTCACCTTTGTTCGCCGAATCGAGCATGACGGTGATCTGGTTGCTGTGGTCTATGCCAGCCTTGGCCGCTGCGAGTTGCTGAACATTCAGAACGACTAATCCGACTTATGCGAAAATCCAGTTTTGACAGTTTTGCCTTCGTGAAGGTATCTACACCGAGCGTGCGAGGGGTATCTACACCATGAGTCCGTTGGTGCGTGCAGCGTTTCCACCTTTCGCGCCCGGCGAAGCGGAGGCCAAGGCACAGGAGCTTTCGACCATGACGGGCTTCCCCTACGAGGAAGTTTTGCAACAGTTGCAACGTGTCCGCACCGAGGAAGTCTGGATGAACGAGACGTATCAGGTGAACGTGCGTAGGGGAGACGTTGGCGATCTGGTGCATCTCTCCATCAAGCGCAGGGACAAGCAGCCCGTCACTGACTGGCGCGACAAGCAGGCCATGAAGAACCAGCTTGTTGGGCCGGAGTGTGAGGGGATCGAGTTGTATCCTGCCGAGAGTCGCCTCGTTGACGGGGCCAATCAGTATCATCTGTGGTGCAGCAGTGACCCGGCTTTCCGCTTCCCGGTGGGCTGGGACACGCGCCACGTTTCGGACGGTTCCGGTGGCGGCGCGGTGCAGCGTCCTCGAAACATTCCGGTTGACCATGAATCCGTCCTGTGAGAAGTTGCTGCCTTATGAAATCCACCATCGAACTCGTTGAGCAAGCCCGAGAAATCTTCCGCCGTGTCTATGAGCCGCGAGGAATGCCCGCTGAGGCCGGATGCCTGCTCTGGTCTTGCGCCGTCCTCCACACCTTACACCAGCATGGGGTGAACGGGGTGTTGCAGGCAGGCACGACGAACTGGCCGCTCCTTCCCCGGCATCTGGATGACGGCGTTTCGGCCACGCACTTTGGTTACGTGTTCGAGGCCGAAGTCGCCAAGGTGCGGTTCGCGCAAGGCTTGCTGCCCGAAGTCCATGTGTGGGTTGTTGTCCCCGAGACTGAGACGCTCATTGACATGACCACCGGCTTCCAGCCCGCGCAGTGCCGGAAGATGATCGGCAAGGAGTTCCATCCCGAGTCGGTGCCGCCTCCCTACTTTTGGGACAAGTTTGATCGCCTCCCCGATTGGTGGCGTTACAAGGCTGACCCGGTGGCCATCGCCATGATGCACGCCTTCGTCGTTGAGTATCACGAAATGGAGGTAGCCCGATGAGTCTGCCCGCTGGAGTCGTCTTAAATCAGGAACCTTACCGTCGGGCGGTGCTGTTCTTTACCGAAGGCTCGCGTGACAAGTATTACCGCATGAGCATCATGGAGGGCAGGCACCTTGCCACGCAGCGGATGTATCTGGTGGCCGACTACGGCAGGCGTGTCGGATACCTTGGCAACTATGTGAACTCCAGCCGTGCCCACCTTTACGGTGAGGGGCCGGTGAGTTTCTCCACCCGAGACAGGCTGACCGCCGAGGGTCTGACCCGGCTGGAGGCCAAGTTCGTCAAGGGTTACACCGAAAAGAGTCACGGCTGGCCGAACACCGGAACGTGGCACTTCATCCGCGCTGAGTTCGAGCGAGCGTTGAAGATGGTGGTTGCCACTGTCCCCGGCACCACGACGACAGGCCGCACTTATCCACCGTGGAGGTTGCCTGAGATTGTCGGTGGTCAGTGGCACCGGGACGACTTCACCGAGGAGATGCTGGCGGGCGGTTACAGGCCGCTGCTGTTGGGCGAGAAAGACACCGCCGAAGACGAATACCTTACAGGGGATTCAGGATGGGCGAGGCTTGGCGGTCTTGCCTCTGGCAATGTCGAGGCATACTGGACTCGCCGCCGCACCAAGAGGCCGCTGCCTTATGGTGTGACGTTCGTTGGTGAAGCGGTGCTACCGGGGTTTCGTGAAATGCCCCTCCTACCAGCGAAGCGCAGGAGACTTTTGGAATTATGAGCAAGTTACGATTATTGACGAAGAAGGAGAATGGGGTGATTGACTCCGGTGTGCTGCTGCGGGATTTGCTGCCAGTCACCATCGGTGACTTTACCATGAACAGTTTTGTGGTGGAATGTGTGATGTGCCACGAAGTCATTTCCGAAGATCGGGTGCTGGGTGACATCACACACTTTGGCACCAGCGTTGCTGTGGTGAATGCCGTGGCTCACTGTCCCGAGTGCATGATGCTGACCAGCCTGATGCGGAGAATCCGATGTGATGAGCGTGGCGCAAGGATGGAGTGGCAAGGTGAGGACGGGGTATGGTTTGTGGCTGAGTTACCCGTGCCTCGTATGACCAAGATCAGGAATTGGCTTACCCGTCTGTTCTGGCGATGAGTGAGATTGTCGTGTTCACCGATGGGTCATGTTTTCCAAATCCCGGTGGCCCCGGTGGGTGGTCGTTTGTTGCCCGCCACGCTGGAGCCGTTAGGGAGCGTTACGGGCATCTGCCCTCCACCACCAATAACGAGGCCGAGTTGACCGCCATCCATCGCGCCCTGCTGTTTGTGCAGGGGTCACTGCACCCGCTATCCATCACCACGGACAGTCAGTATTGTTACCGTGCCCTGACCGTCTGGCGTTACCAATGGGAGAAGGTGGGTTGGAAGAACTCGATAGGCAAGCCGGTGTCCAACAAGGAATTGATCTTGAAGATTGTTGAGTTGGTGGACTGGCATCGCACCTTCCGCACTCTGGACTTCCGCTGGGTCAAGGGTCATGCCGGGAACCCATTGAACGAGTTGGCTGATGTGCTTGCTGGCCGCGCTCGCACGGAGAAGATTACGTCAGAGAAAGGTTGCACCGTCCCATGAATGTGTTACATGGCGTTGTGCGACTTCTTGCTCGGTCTGCACGCATCTGGTGGGCGGGGTCATCCTCTGTTGGGGAGGGTGGCCCCGTCTTTTTGCAACTGTTGCAAAAACAAATGGTTGACCATGAATCAGTCACATGGTAACTTGGTGCCTTATGGATAATCCACCCAAGCCGCACAAGCGATGCTCGCAGTGCCCCTTCGCCCGCGCCACGCCCAAGACGTATCTGGATACGATGGGTGACAACTCGGAACGGTTTCCGGGGCAGGCCATCGGGCCGTTCCCCCTACCCTGCCACATGACCAAGCAGTTCGGCCACTGGAGGGAAGACCCTACGAATCAGACGCCTTGCGTCGGAGCCGCCGAGTATCGCACGAATTGCGGCTACACGCACCTTGCAGGCAAGCTGCCCATGCTGCCTGCCAATACGGAGGAAGTGTTTGCGTCCCCGGTGGAACTGATCGCCCATCATCGGGCGATTTCGCTGGAGGAGGCTGCTGAGTTCATTGCCCGCAAGCCTGTCCTCGCCATGCTGCGCGAGGAGATGAGCCGCTCTGGAGTTCAGTTCGTGGCCACTTTGAAAAAGGAGGACGCATGACCAGCCTGACGATTACAATTACGAAAGCCAACCGTAGCAAGAGGACGGTGTATGGCTCCCAAGTGTCCGAGGGTGGGAAGAAGGTTATGTCCGTGAGGCCGTTCTATTCCACCCCAAAGGAAGCAGAGGACTACGCTGTGCGGCGTGTCCGTATGGGATGGCCTGATGCTGAGATAACCGTGAAGGAGGGCGCATGAACTGGAAGGATGTGCCACTGCCGGAGAAGATGCTTGCGTTGCCCAAGGATGCGCGAGGGTTTTCTGTTCCCTTCATCGTTGCCTGTGACGAGACGGGCAAGCCACAGTTCACGGTCAATGACCGGGCGAAAGTAATGCACGCCCTGACGAATGGACTGTGCGGCATTTGCGGTCAGGGGATACCCATGAATGATGTCTGGCTGGTGGGTGGGCCGCAGAGTGCCTTCCACCCGCAAGGGGCTTACATTGACGGCCCGCTGCACGGAGACTGCGCCCGCTACGCCCTGCAAGTCTGCCCCTACTTGGCTGTGTCCAATGTGAAGTATCGCTCTGCGATTGACGCTGAACGCCTGTCGGGTCGGTTCAAGGATACGACGATTCTCATTGACCCCACGGTTGACCCTGATCGCCCCAAGCTGTTTGCGCTGGTCAGGATTACAGGATTGAGCATGACGCCGAACGGCTACTTGGTTCCTGATCGTCCGTATCCAGATGCCGAGTATTGGAATGGCGGGCAGCGATTGGACGAGGCTGAGGCTCTGGAGGTTTTGGCTTCTCTCGGACTTACACCCTGCGTGGTGCGAAGGGGGGTCACACCATGAGAGTCGGCCCCGAGCATCCCGTCACTGTCACTCAGGATGGCGTAACCCGCTCTTACATTCTGGATGACTGGCAGAGAACTGAAACTCGTGGTGGTGGATGGCCGACCATCAGCTTGACTCTGCGCGAAGTGCCGAATGCAACCGCTAACCCTCACCATGAAGGTGAAGGTGAATGCCGACCTATCGAACCGGGTGCTGGCTACCGCTGGCTGCTTGTGTCGGAACTGGATAACGCCCCAGCCGGGACGGAGTATTACGACAGTGGCGGGGAGTGGACTGCGAACGGTGAGTGGCCGAATATCCGCTCCACGAATTTCTGGTATCGGGTGCCTCTCGCAACGGATTACTGGATTCCTTCATCGCCCAGCCCCGCGACGTGCCCGCCGCTGCCCGATGGCTATCGGTTGCCGTTGCTGTCGGAACCGGATGTGGTGACACGCAAAATGATGTGGTGGTCTTGCTCCAGCGAAGCATGGGAGCGTAGTGATAGGTCAACACTAGGCGCTAGTTACCGTCATTACTCTACCATATGGCATTGCGTGCCCATCCTTCCCTGTGAGATGACTGCCCCCGCGCCGGAACTTCCGGCTCGACGGACGAGACGAAAACTGGAATTTTGAAACTGTTGCAAACACCATGAATCCAACGGCCATACATGCCATCCGTGAACTGCGAGCACTGGCCGCGCAACGTGCCAACACCGCAGCAAGCATCTTTCGCATCTTCCGAACCGTGTCGGTAGTGTTCGGCATCATCAGCGTCGTCTATCTGCATCTGATTATTCTGATGCTTCCAAGTTGGTGGGCCTTCCCCTCTTTTCTGCTCTGGCTGTTCCTTTACCCCATCTGCCCCGGCCTGTGGGTGGAGGCGCGCATACGGCGGGACAAGTGGATGCGGATGCGGCAGGACTGTTTGGACGCAGCCACGGATATTGAGAAAGACTGGACACAGGACAACGAAGACCATGATTACGATTACAATGAGTGAACCGATTTACATTCTGCGAAAAAGGGACTGTGCGCTGTTTGTGCCTTCCGCCAAGGATGGGAAGGCGACCCTGCCTTCGATGTTTGCCACCCGCGACAGTCACGGCAACTTCTACTTCCGCCAGATCGTCTGGCAACCCCGGCGCTGGTGGCAGCTTCGCGGACGCTGGGTGGAAAACGGGGAAACTTGGACAGTGGCCGATGTGGACGGCTGGGAAGTCCTGATCGGTGAAGACCTGCGGAGGTTTGAACGATGACTGAGCACGGAGCCTGCATTCGCTGCCACCGCCCCGCCGTGTGGGTCTGCTACCATCGCAAGGACACCAAGACAGTGGTGGCCCGCCTGTGTCACGGGCACCGGCAATTCGCGCCCAAGAGAACGACGATGGAGAAACTGACTCCACTCCCACCCGAACCCGATCTGGAGGAGCGTCCCACGCCCGAGGAAATCGTCCATCAGGAAATCGAGCGATGCTTGGCGGAAATAAACGCCAATCGTCTCCCACCCATCCAACCCCAAGCCCCTCGTCCTCCGACGAATCCACCAGCCTCCTATGAGCAACACTGACCAGCTTCACGATGAATCACCCATGCCGTTTGGCAAGTATAAGGGAACCCCTATGCAGGATGTGCCCGCCTCCTACCTTCACTGGCTGTGGACGAATGGGGTGAAAAGCGAGAACAGTCCGGTGGCCAATTACATCCGCAATAACATTGTCTCGCTGCAACAGGAACACCCTGACGGCATCTGGTGAGCCGGTTTGCAACTGTTGCAAAATTCTCTGTTTGACCACGAAACGGTTCTAAGCCAAGCTCCCGACATGCACTGCCAGCACTGCCAACGAGACATGACCATTTGCATCTGCGACGATGCCGACGCCCGCCTTGAGAATCTGGCGAAATGCCCCAACCTCGACCCTGCGTGGATTGCCCGCATTCAAGCCCAGCGGTTCTTGGGCAGATTTCAGATCGCGGCTGACCGCGAGAGGGCCAAAGCCGAAACCCAAAAGATCGAACCTCCGAAACCATGAAAGGCCCGATACTGAAAGCGGCACTGATCGCCGCAGCCGTCACCACCCTTATATGGGGCTTGGCTATTGCAGTCGCCCTTTTGCTGGCGTGCAGATGCACCCCTGACCCTTGGCCCTGAACCACGAAACTATGAGCACACCCTACCTAGACAACGAGCAGGAATTTCCTGACCGCCTCAACGAGATGCGCGACATCATTCACCAATGGGCCAAGGACAAGGGCTGGTGGGACAAACCGAGGAACAAGTTCGAGTTGATCGCGCTGATGCACTCCGAGTTGAGCGAGGCGGTGGAGTATCTCCGAAAGAAGGAGCATCCCGCGATGGATGACAAGGTGCCCGAGTTGACCGGAGAGGCGGCAGAGATGGCCGACACGATCATCCGCATCCTCGATTACTGCGGTGCCTACGGCATTGACATCGGCAACGCCATCCGGCTGAAACACGCCTTCAACCAAAGCCGCCCCTATCGGCACGGAAAACTCGCCTGATTTATGAGCACCGAAGCAAAAGCAACCGACCAGCCACACCCGGCCCCGCCCCTTGACCCGAACGTGCTGGCGAAAGCCCACGCCGATGCCATCACCGCGCTGTGTGGTGCCCTGCCCTCCCTGCTCAACTTTAAGGTAGGCTACGGCAACGACGCGGCTGCGAAGTCGGCGTTCGAGCGTATCGAAAATAGCCACCAATACCTGATGAACCTGACCTTCCGATGAACACGAACGAACTGCTCGACTCCCTTATCAATCGCGCCTTCACCGATGGTGACGAGAAAACCCGCCTCATGCTGATGTCGGTGCGGGACAGCCTCACGACCGAACGGTATGAGGCCACGGAACTGCTTCCCCAAAAGACACGTCTGGAGGAAGTCTTGCGCGTGACCAAGAATGCGGTGGAGAGACTCACCGAAGAACGAGACTCCGCGCATAAGTCCTGTTTGGAGGCCAGTCTGCTTGTGGAGGAGTATCGCGCTGCCTCCCATGATTGGCAGCAAAGGTGGCTGACCACTGACGCCGGGTTTCAGACAATCACGGCACAGGCCGCGAAGTTGCTGACTGAGCGAGATGAGGCTCTGTGCTGGAAGGAGAAGTTTGAGCAAGCCGAGGCTGACGCCAAAGCCTCCGAAATGATACTCAAGCAGGTCTGCGGGGAGCGTGATGCGTTGAAGGAACAGTTGAAGAAGTGGGACACGTATCCGCCTTTCGAGGAATTATGCGGGGCTGAGTTCGAGGGACTGGATTCGGCAACGGATGTGGTGCGTGATCTGAAAGACGAACGGGACAGGCTCAAGCAGTCCTTGGAAACCGCCCGCACCATCTACGCCAAGTTTGGGCAGCAGCGGAACAAGGCGGCGGCAAAACGTGATGCTTTGAAAACCCTGATCGAAGGAACGCTGGTGCCTGTTCTGGAGATGTGCGTCCCACACCCGCAGGCACCGCTGACATCGGAGCAACTGGCCGAAACCATCCTCAAGGCGAAAGGAGAAGCATGACCACTGAGGATGTGCAGGAGATGCTGGACGGCAACGAACTCGTCTCGTGGATGGAGCCGGATGACGGCACCGATGAACCGATCATTTGGTTCGCGCACGCGAAAGACCTTGTGCTTTGCCAGAAGGAAGTAGCGAAGGCGGTAACGAGGAACCCTGCTTGGGAGTATGACTCGGACAAGGATGCGCTGGAGGATTTCATCGTCATCCACTGGTGCGAAAGGACATGGCCATGAGCATCCGCGTAGTCCACTGCAAGAGGGAGCCGCATGACATCTACATCGGCAGGCCGAGTCCGTGGGGAAAACCCCTTTGAAATCGGCAGGGACGGAACGCGGGAGGAAGTCATTGCCAAGTATCGCACTTGGCTTGGTGAGCAACCGCACCTGATGAAGCTGCTCCCTACCCTGAGAGGCAAAGTGCTCGGATGCTGGTGCGCCCCGAAAGCCTGTCATGGTGACGTGCTCAAGGAACTGGCCGAGAGAGGGGAGAAGCCATGAAAGGATGGACAGCACCGCCAGTGGAAAGAGGGATACCGATTCCGGCTCCATCGAAACCAAGGAAGGGACGACCGCCCAACACCCATCCACCATCGCCGTGGATTGCATGGCTGAAAACTTTGGCGGTGGGAGATTCGTTCCCCGTCTATTTCAGCACAGGGAATACGGTGAAGAAGTATCTGGAGAATCTCGGCATTGCTTACGAGTATCGGTGGGTAGGCGATGGGCAGGGTGGTAGGTTCTGGATTCTCAGCCAGCCTTGGCGCTGTGCGGAACGACCGGATGGATTGCACCAGTGGGAACCGAAACCCTTGGAAGGGCTGAACCATTTTCGCTGCTCCGCATGTGGAGTCCCCGGAGTGCTGGACATCCCTGCAAAGCGCATCGTGCCCACCCTACCCTCCGAGGAACCCGCTCCACTTACCGAGAGGCCCGCCTCGACAGATTCAGCCGCGTAAAAAAGAACATGAGCAACAAGACGAACAGACGCATAGGGAAGTTTCGCATCAACCGCGAAGTCATGGACAACTGGCGGCAGGCAAACGGACTGCTGACCAACGTGTTCGTGCTCCGCTGTGAGTTCATGGAGGCTGACCGCTGCTTCCACTATGTCGCGCTGTGCGATGAGTTCGAGGAAGTCCAGTTGGGCGAGGAGCCACCTGAGTATGAAGTCATCGTGACCACTCACGGAGATGGCAGTCAGACTGACTTTAGGTTTCGGCTGAACGAATTTGCCACAGTTTCAAAACGACTTCGGGCGCTGGACTTCTCGAAAACAGAAGCTAGGTCTGCTCCATAAGGAAGAAAATCCATCGGTGGAAAACTTTGCAACTGTTGCAAATATCGCTTGTCCATGAAGCCGCTCAGAAAGAAGTTTGCGGCATGAAAACGATGAAACTAATTCTGCTCGCAACCATGATGCTCACCGGCACGTTGTTTGCGGAACCCGACACGAGTGCAGCAGCCGACTGCCGGAAAATGCTGGCCGACCTGAATCAAGCGTCCCGCTCCCTAGCCAGTCCTGCGGAGAAGGCGACGATCATTCAGCAAATGCACAAGTCGGCCAAGCTCGCCTCCTACAAGGTTCCGTCTGCCAATCATTCCGCTCGCAAGATGCTGTGGGACGTTACCCTTGAATGCGGAAATGGTATGCGCTGGAATCCGGCAAAGGTGAAGTCCATGCTGGAAAGTGCCGTGCTGGAGTTGGAGAAGTGAAATGAGGACTTGCACAACGAATCGGGGCTGTGCATAGTCGGCACCGATATGACCAAATCACGCACGCGCAGTAAGGGCGGCAAGCCAGCCCTCAGCACCGAAGCACCGAAACTCCCCAAGACGATTGCGGAGATTACGATTGAGAGAAAGCAACTCACGGAGTTGCGGCCTCACCCCAAGAATCCGCGCACCCACCCCGAGCGGGGAACGGCGGAGTATGAGACGTTGAAGGCGTCTTTGGAGTATGACTACTTCGACCCGATGGTTTGGAATAAGCGCAACGGGATGCTCGTCTCCGGTCACTTCCGCCGACGCATCCTGCTCGACATGAGCTACACCGCTGCGGATGTCGTGGTGGTGGACTACGACGAGAACACTCATTTGGCGAGGATGCTGGCGGCGAACAAGGGGTTGGGAAAGGTGAACAAGGCGCAGCAGAAAACCCTGTTTCAAGATTTGCTGGATGCGAGTGCGAAGATGGAGTTGTCGGGGTTCACGGACAAGGAGTGGGGCAAGTTCATTGATGCGGCTGGGGAATCGCTGGAGGGGCCGCAACCTGACTACCCCATTGCTCCCATCCTCGGTGAGAAGCACGACTACGTGATCGTCTATACGGCGAACGAGACTGATCGAGCCTTCCTCCATTCCCTGCTAGGCATTCGCCAAGAGCGCAGCTACAAGAGCACCAGCATTGGTTTAGGGCGGGTGGTTACTTTTGAGCGGTTTGTTGCGGAGTTGGTAAAGAACAAGGAATCCTTGAACGCGCAGAGTCTTGTCTCCGGTAACTACCAGCCTGAGTAGCATGAGAGTTCAAGTTGTTATACCTTCGTTTAGGCGAGCGAAGCTGTGTTTGTCTCATCGTCTGTTTTCCGATGCGTTAGTGTGCATACCTGATGATGAGGACTACGCGGAATATCTGGCTAGCGGTTTCACGAAAAAGCAGTTGCTTGTCCATTCGTCCAAGATGATTGGGATAGCCCCGAAGCGGAACTGGATTCTGCAACAGTTTCAAAATGAGCCTGTGTTCATGGTTGACGACGACATGGAATCTTTTCATCGGGTTTATGGCAAACTCGGACAGACATCCAAGATAAAGGAAGTTGGGGCCGCGCAGGAGGTAATTAACAACCTAGCTCAGATGACTCATGATATGGGTGCCTTCATGTTCGGGCTTGGATGCTTTCCAGACCCCAAGCTGTTTGGCGTGGACAAGCCGTTTGCCATTACAGGGTTTATCCCCGGTGCAGCTATGGGTCTGCTTCCCGGTCACGGACTTAGTTTTGATACGCAGTTCCTACTACGGGACGACTTTGATATTTGCTGCATGAATGCCTTTAGGCACCGCATCTGTCTAAAGGAGAACCGCTTCACGTTCAGCACGGTTGAGATGTATAAGCGAGCCGGTGGTCAGGCGACTTACCGAACAGGCACCGTTGACGGTTCGTGCATTGAACGTCTTATCCTCAAGTATGGGAGTGATGTGATTATGCGGTCTGGCGTGATGGAAGGGCCGGTGGAGAAAATAAAGATGGTGCTCCCCTATTGATATGCCCGAAGTCCGCGTCATCATTCCATCGTTCCGTCGCAGTCAGTTGATTTACTCTCATAGGGTCTTGGAGGATTACATCGTGTGCATCCCTGAGTCCGATTATGCCGACTACGTGGCCGTGGGGATTCCGAAGAAACGAATTGTCTGTCACCCGAACACAGTGATCGGGTTGTGCCCGAAGCGGAATTGGATTTTCGACAACCTCGAAAACGGCAAACCGTTCCTATCGCTGGACGATGACATCCACGGCATGATGCGGACGTTCACGCCAGCCGGTGTGACGACGCTGTTGGACAGCAAGGTGGCCGTCCATGAAATCATTGATAACACGGTGAGCATGGCAGAGGAGATTGGGGCGAAGTTCTTTGGCTTTGCGAACAGTGCCGACATTCGCACGATCAATTTCAATGTGCCGTTCGCCCTTACCGGATTCGTCAACGGATGGAGTATGGGATTCCTGCCGGGGCATGGTCTGCGCCTGCCGGAGAACCTGATTGGCAAGGAGGATTACGAACTGTCGTTGCAGAACGCTTTTCGACACCGCATCTGCTTCCGCAACAATCGCTATGGGTTCAATGCCGAGGGGACGTTCAAGAACACCGGAGGGTTGGCCGTCTATCGAAATAACGAGACGGAGAAGAAGGCCGTGGCCATTCTCCAGCAACGCTATGGGTCGGACGTAGTGCTTGTGGTCAGGCGCACAGGGTTCAAGACACAGGAGCATGTAGGGTATCAGAAAATTGCCCTCAACCTTCCATTCTGATGAAGGTGCTGGTTGTAGGCAGTGGAATTAGCGGACTGGTCGCGGCCCGTTTGATGCGAGATGCTGGGCATGATGTGGTCGTGCTGGAGACTCGTGAACATATCGGCGGGAACTGCTACGACTACAAGGATGCGCCTACTGGAGTGACGGTTCACAAGTATGGCCCGCATTGTCTGCACACCAATTCGGATACGGTGGCTTTGTTCCTCCAACGCTTCGGGAAGTTCAACGATTTCAGTCCAGAAGTGTGGGGACGCATAGGGGATGGGCGATTGGTGCCCGTTCCGTTCAACCTGCACGGTGCGGATTTGGTGGGGCCAAAGACACCCGAGGAGATTAGGGACATGATCTTCGTGGACTACTCTGAGAAGATGTGGGGCAGGCCGTGGGAGCAGATACCGGAGAACATCCGCAAGCGGTTGCCGGTTATGAGGGAAAGCCATGAACTGCGCTTCCACCAAACCAAGTATGTCGGAGTGCCGGTGGACGGATGGACGAGTCTGCTAAGTGCTATGGCCGAGGGGGTGACTGTCCATCTGAATACTATCTTGGGGGAATGGATTTCGTGGAGCAGGAATTGGGCAGACCTGACCATTTACACGGGAAAGCTGGATGCGTTTTACGGTTATCGGCACGGCAGGCTCCCTTATCGGAGTTTGGACATCAAGATTGAGCGCACCACGCGCCAGCGGCATTTCCAGATTAACGAATGCAACAGTTTCAATAAATGGACGCGGGCGTGTGACCAAGGATGGTGGTATGGGAAGCATGAGGATGCCACCATTGTCACGCGGGAGTATTCAGTTGACCACACACCGGAGAATGAGCCGTATTACCCGATGAGGCCGTTTAGCGGTGCAACGGAGATGTGGGAGAAGTATGATGCGCTGGCGAAGCATGAGTCGCGGACAGTATTCCTTGGGAGGCTGGCGAACTACACCTACATAGACATGGGTGTGGCTGTTGGAACGGTGTTGGGAAAAGTTGGGAAAATTACTGGAGTAGCATGAAGGTGCTGGTTGTGGGTGCCGGGATAAGTGGGGCGACAGTGGCGGCAAGGTTGCGGCAGTCGCGGCACGCCGTAACGGTCGTGGACTCGCGCTCGGTGGTAGGAGGGAACTGCCATGATTATCGGGATGACGTAACCGGAGTAATGGTGCATAAGTATGGGCCGCATGTGTTTCACACCAAGCAGGTTGCGGTGTGGAATTTTCTCCAAGACTACACGGAGTTTGATCGTCTGGACTTGAAGATCGTGGCTGAGTTGCAGGACAGGAGGGTAGTGCCTATTCCTTACAATGACACCACGCGGAGGATTGTCGGTGACTGGACGGAGGAGGACATCCTGCGGGAGATTGTGGTGCCGTATTCGGAGAAGATGTGGGGGTGTCCGTTTGCCGAGATTCCGAAATCCATCACCAACCGCGTGCCCAAGCCAAGGGTCGGTAATGACGACAGATGGCATCAGGACACGTTGCAGGGTGTGCCGAGGCATGGCTACACGCAAATGGTGGAGAGTATGTTGGAGGGGTGTGATGTGCTGGTGGGCGTTGACGGGGACTACTGGAGACGCATCCGCGACGACTTCGATCTGGTGGTCTATACCGGCAAGCTGGATGACTACTTCCAGAGCATCCACGGTGCGCTGCCCTATCGTTCGCTGAACATTGTCTCGGAGGTGAAGACATGGCGTCTCCCTACCATGCAGATGAATGCCTGCAACACTCGCAACCCGTTCACCCGGCAGATAGATCACGGCCACTGGTATCCGTATCGCAGCAGTGTCTCGAAGTGGACGACGATCATTTCGACGGAGACGCCCTGCGCTCATGTGCCGGGTGAAAATGAAGCGTTCTACCCAATGGCGGCGTTTGCTGGGGTGGAGGAGTTGGCCGGAAAGTATCGGGCAATGGCCGAGGCTGAATCACGCACGCTGTTTGTGGGAAGGCTTGCAACTTACACGTATCTGGATATGGATGTTGCGGTCGGCATCGCCCTCAAGACTGCTGAGAGACTGCTGAACCTACCTATATGACCACACGCATCCGCACCAAGAAGCCAGCCGCCCCGAAGATGAAGCTCGTCCCTGTTGACACGATGGGGCGCAGTCGGGAGCGGGACACCGAACGCACCGCCCGCAACAAGGAGATTTTCCTCAGCAAGCTGAGGGATGCGCTGGGCATTGTGAAAGCCGCCTGCGATGCCACCGGGATTCATCGGACAACCTACTATTGGTGGATGACGCATGACCCGGTGTTCAAGAAGGCTGCGGATGATCTGATTGAGGAGCGCATTGACGTGGCCGAGGCCGCGCTGGTGAAGTCCATCAAGGAGGGGCAGCCTGCTGCGATTATCTTCTTCCTCAAGACCAAGGCGAAGCACCGGGGCTACGTGGAGCGCATGGAGCACGTCGGCACGGCAGAGGCTCCCATCGTGGTGCATCATGGTGTGGACATGCAGTGGTTGAATGAGGAACTGCCCAAGGAGAAGCTGGCTGGCATCCTTGGAAAACTCCACTCGGCCAATGGTCGCTCTGAGCAGTGAGACGGAGCAGGCGGAAGTGTTTCGTGCGCTGGTGCAGAAGGCGCGGACGGACTTCCTGACCTACCTGCTGCTGTTCAACCCACCGGGGTCGGACATCGTGCTGAGTGACTGCCACCTTGCACTGGCCGAACTGGTGCAGGGTGTGGTGGACAATCATCTGTCCAAGAGGCAGGCCACGTCCATGCCGCCGCAGCATGGCAAGAGCACGATGCTGTCGAAGGAGGCAGTGTCATGGATTGTGGGACGACTGCCGGGGATACAGGTGGCGTTGACCAGTTTCAGCCACGAACTTGTCACTGACTTCTCGAAGGCGATTCGTAGCCGGGTGGAGATGCCCCTCTACGAGATGATCTTCCCCAAGGCGACGTTGCATCCGCTTTTCAACAGGTCAGATAGTTGGATGCTGAACAACGGAAGCGGGGTAAGGGCTAAGTCGGTAGGGAAGAAGCTGACCGGACGCCGGGTGGACTGGCTGATTATTGATGATGCCCACTCCGGTCGTCGTGAGGCCGAAAGTCCTCTGGCAAGGAAGCGAGTGCGCGAGTGGTATTTCGGTGATTGCATCAGCCGTCTGGCTCCGAGTGCCACCGTTTTTATCATAGGGACTCGCTGGCATCCGCAGGATTTGATTGGGCATCTGATCGGGGAGGAATACACCGAGGAGATGGTGTTGCAGGGCAAGACGCAGGAGTTGTTCAGTGCCACGAACATGGAGGCCATCTGCACGGACACGGACAAAGACCCGCTGCATCGGGATGTGGGAGCCGCCCTATTCCCCGAAGTGCGTAACCGGGTGTTCTTGGAAAACATCAGGGCGGCGATTCCAGAGTATGAGTGGCAGAGTCAGTTCCAAGGCAAGCCGCAGACCAGCGGCAGCGGACAGGTGGACATCAATAAGCTGCATCGCATCAGCATGTCGGATGTGCCCACGAACATCGAATGGTTCCGTGGTTGGGACTTGGCGCTGACGGAGAACAAGACCAGCGACTACTCGGCAGGGCCGCTCTGCGCCTATGACAAGGCGAAGGACTTTTTCTACATCATTGATATGTTCCGTGAGAAGCTGGCGTGGCCAAGGTTGAAGCCGCAGATTGTCCGTCTGGCGAAGCTCGACCATGAGGAGCACGGTTCGCATCGCGTAGGCATGGAGGCGGTGATTGGTTTCGACATCGGCTGGCAGGAAGTGCGGCAGGAGTTGATGGGTGTGATGAAGGTGGAGAAGCGCAATCCGTCCTCGGACAAGCTGATTCGAGCGCAGCCGTGGTTTAACAAGATCGAAGCCGGGAAGGTGTTCCTCGTCCGTGGGGAATGGAACCGGGACTTCCTCAACGAGTTGTCCCTTTTCCCCGATGGCGACCATGATGACCAGATAGATGGAGTCTCGGTTTGCTGGGAGATGGCGACCAAGGTGCAGAAGCTCCTGTTCGCGTAATCCACACCCAAACCGCCTCTTAGGACAGGCCGCTCCAGAGGCCACAAAAGCCCCATACGTTGAGCAGGCTGGCTTCCCCACTACCTACCCTCCAGAAGTTGCAAACGCCGGTTTCCAGTCATCGAAACTATTTTTGCAACAGTTGCAAATTCTTTTTGACAACGAATCACTCCTGTAAGAAACTGCTGCCTTATGAAATCCACCCGCCAACCCGACCCCGCTGAAATCCAACGCAAGCTCGATCTTGCCATTGCCTTCAAAGCCGCCTGCGCCCGTCTGCGGGCCACCCGCGCTCGCACCCTGTCCGAGCAGCCGCCCCTCTCCACCTACGTCAACGGTGTGTATGACGACCGGAGCGAGGACTTCCACGCCCGCGAGAACGAAATCGAAAATGACCGCCGTGCTGCGGAGTTCGATGAAACCGTGGCCGAACGCGCCGCGCAGTTCAGTGAGCACGCCCTCCCTACCGCCTACTGACATGAGCTACCAGACTATCGAAGCAACCATGTATCTGGAGCGGGATGGGTATGAAGTGCAGGTGTCCCTCAGCGCCACGTTCATTCCCGGCTCACGCCAGACCCGCGAGGAGCCTGTCGAGGAAGCCTGCTTGGAGGATGTCACAGCCAAGTTGCCCGATGGACGGGAACTGACTTTGGAGGACGATGAGGAGGACGATGCCGAGCAAGCTCTGTGGCAAGCAGTCGAGGGTAAGCGCGAGGATGCACAGGTTCGTAACCACGTAAGCCGAAGGGACGAATAGCATGAGCAGAAACGATCAAGAACTTCTGATATTCGCCATCTACATGCTGGCTGTCGCCATCTGGACGGTCGCCTACTTCATACCGGCACCCTCGCTATGACCATCACCTATCTGAACGGAGAGAACAGGCAAGTGACCGAGCATCTGCCCTGCCGCACGGCTCTTGCCGCTGTGGAGTTGCTGAAAGCCGCAGGGAAGAATTTCAAGTATCTCGTGCGCTGTGAACCAGACGCACCCGCAGTGAAACCAAAAACAGAAAACCAACCGAAATGAAACAGTATCAAGACCACGACCCGATCAAGGACAAAGGCAAGGCAGTGCCGCATCCGAAACGTCCGACCCATTACTCCTACCGGGGCCGGGGCTGCGGAGGCTCCCTCACCTTTCTGCGTTCGCAGATAGACAGTGCCACCCGGAAGGCGAACTCGCCCAAGGCGGTAGCTGATAGGGGCGGTCGTCTTGGAATCTTCGGCATCCTGATGGCCGTGGCCGCGTCTGTGAAATCCGCCGCACGCCGCCCTACTCAACGAGGACGCTAAGACCATGACACCTTACGAAGCACAGGAGGCCAAATGACCATCTGGAAATACCCGCTGACCCTCACCGACGTTCAGGATGTGCGGATGCCCATTGGCTCGGAAATCCTCACGGTGCAGGTGCAGCACGCCAGCCTATGCCTGTGGGCGCTGGTGAATCAGAATGCCGGACGAGATGCCGGTGAGGTTCGCACAATCGAAATCCACGGCACTGGCATCATAATGTCGGACGAGGAGCGTCGTTACATCGGCACCGCGCAGATGGCCGGTGGCGCTCTCGTCTGGCACGTTTTCGAGAGGCTATGAAAACGATCACGAACATGAGGCAGTGCCCCAAAGGTCTGACCCGGCCTCAGCGCAAGGTGGTGAGCAGCATCCTCAGTCGCGTGCGGTTCAAGAAAGGCCGGGGTGTGGTGGTGCATTACTACCATCGGACTAGGGAAGTGCTCGCCCGCCCTCTATTTTGAAACTGTTGCAATGAGCACACCTACCAAAGAGCAAATCAAAGACGGGAGGAAGTGCTGGCGTCCGAAGATGCCGGAGCTATCCAAGGCATGTGCGAGTTGTCCGTTCATGGAAGGGAACGATTCCGAGTTCGCCAAGATCATCGCCCGGCTCAGGCGGGTGAGTGTGCAGAACGTCCTCAAGTCCGACATCGAATATGCGCGGAGGAGTGTGAAACTGGACACTGTGCTGACCGGCAACTTCGCCTGCCATCACACCGCCTATGACTTGGAGAGCATGAAGCCCAAGCCGCAGACGGAGTTGCGCCAGTGCAAGGGAGCCGCTGACTGGTATCGCGCCGGAGGACAGATATGAGCTACTACCCCTCCAACCCATCAGCTACGGAGACAGACCGCAAGATTCAGCACTGTGCTACGCCGAAGGAGGCAGCAGATGCCCTCGAAGGACATGACTTGATAATGGCGGTGGATGCCCTCAGCCGGAAGTTTGGCATCAAGACCAACTCGAAGAAGATGCACGCCCTAGTGACTCGCAAGCCATGAGCAACGCCCTAGAAGATCAGATCGTCGAAGGGCACACGGACTTCCACAACCCGCATGATCTTATCTGGCCGCAGATCGAACCGCACCTTGGCTATCGTCTGCTGAACACGGACGAGGTAGGCGAACTGCATCCCCAACTTGAGGAAGTGGAGGCGTGGCTGGTCACGGTAGATAAGTGGGCTACTGGCTATTGGGGACAGGATAGAGGGCTTACCTATCGCACCAAGATGACCCGCGCAGAGTTACGGAAAGCCAGAGGACTGCCGCCCGAGCCGAAACCAAGGCGCAGGCACAATCCCGACAACGTGACCGATGACCAAGTTGGGGCAGGCTACCGACTGCTGGATGACGATGAGGTAGGGCCGGAGTTTGACCGGAACAGGGGCTTGGGTGTGGAGCGGTGGCATCCTCACGATAAGGAGTGGCTGAATGGGTATAGTGGTGGCTCAAAGAGCATTACTTACCGCACAAGCATGACGCGCAATGAACTGCGTCAGGCTCGCGGCCTGCAACCCGAAGCCGAGCCTCTCTACCCATCTGCTGCACCTGAGCCTGTCCGAGCAAAGAGATTGCGGAGACTGGAGTTTTAGCCCAACCTGCTGACCTTATGAAAATCGAACACTTGCTTGAAGCCATTACCGAAACCGCCCGCGAATACGAAGGTCAGGGAGCCAGCGGGCAGAGAATATGTGAAGCCCTGCGCGGTGTGGTCGCAAGGGCCGGACGTTACGCCGCCAAAGACCCCGACACGGAGGTTGCCCTGCCCGAGCACGAACTGCGGGCGATGATTCGTGACGAGATTGCCAAGATGGTCATGCCCTTGGCGCTGGTGGAGAACCCGCCCGAAATTCTCCAACCCGAGGATGCGGAGAGATGAATCGCAGTTGACAGGAGAAAGTTGCCCGCCTAGTTGTGGCGCATGGCCAACGAACTTACGCTCAGACTGCAAGCCTCGATCTTGTCTGGAAATCTCCAGAGCGAGTTTCCTCAGCAGATCATCCGTCCCAACGTGGCGGCACAGGAGCAGAATGGCGGGGTGTTCTCGCTTACGACTTCCGAGACTGACCTGACGCTGACCGGCATCACCACACCGGGCTGGCTGATCTTGAAGAATCTCGACACCACGAATTTCCTGACATGGGGGCCGAAGTCTGGCGGTTCGATGATTCTCTGCGGAAAGATTCTGGCCGGGGAGTTTGCCATCTTCCGGCTCGGCGCTGCGGTGACAATGCGGATGAAGGCGGATACGGCCACGGTCAAGGTGCAGTGGTGGGTCGTTGGCACCTAAGCCCAAGGCGGTTCCTCACCCAAACCCCCACCCTCGGGGTCTGACGATTCTCAGGGCATCCTCAGCGATTCTGCTGATGGATTCCCCACCTTCCCCAAGGTGGTTTGCCTCTTATGGGCCAACTATTTTGCAACTGTTGCAAAATATCTGTTGACGACGAATCGGTTTAGGCCCATATTGGTGGCATATGAAATCCACCTCATCCAAACTCAAGACCGCAGCCGTCACGCAGGCTGCACCCGTCCTCACCAAAGCCGAGCGTTTCGCCCGAGGCTTGGAGCATCTGTCTTACCAGCTTACCGCTGACGTTGAAGACGCCAAGACGCTGAAAGCCAAGTTCATCGCTGACCTTGAAAAAGGTGACGCGACCTACCGCATTACGTGGAATGCCACTGAACTGGTGAAGGCCGAGTTCAAGGCGAGCTTCGCCTTTGGTGTTCTGGAAGATGCCAAGCGCAAAGGTGAGCAGTTGTCGGTGACACTGGCCAGCCATGTGGCCTCGCTGGGTGAGGCTATCCTCCGCAATCGGTTCATCGAATCCTCTACCAGTCCGATGAGCAACGCGGTGGCGATGGCCAAGCACGAAGCCGCCTGCCACACGCAGGAGCGGTATGCGGGAGTGGTGCGGCACTTCGTCAACGTGGCCGCTCAGTCCTAACCGAACACGAACATGACTTTGAACATCACGTATAAGAACGGAAAGGTGCAGACGATTGAGCGCGTCACGGACATCAAGGAGCGCGAGCGCGACGGCGGTGTGGTGATTATCTACTACGGCGACTGCGGCTTCCAGAAAACGGAGAAGAAGCATATCACCAATATGGAGGTGACGCTGTGAGCCGCCTGCTCGAACTGCCCTCGGTCAAGGATTGGCCGGAACCGCGCCGGAGGAAGGCTGTGAACACGCTTCTCTACAAGCTGGGGTTCAACCAGTGGTATCAGTCCATCCCGACTACGGAGATTGCGGACATCCTCACCCGCTTCGGCTTTGATGCCTCGGTGATGGAGGGCATCTACACCGGCAGGGATGGGCGGATGCACGAACAGATCAAGGACAGCCGACTGTGGCTGACGATGACATGGCACGCGATGCCGAGTGGCCGCTACGAAATCGTGGCTTATGTCAATTAACACCTTCCCCGAAACAGGTGTGCTGCTGGACGCAATGCTTGCCGCTCTCGGCCCGCAGACTCCGACAGCAACCACCGATCAGATGTGCGACCGCATCATCGTTTCGCTGAGGATGCCTGACCGCATGAGTGGAGATTCCGAGTTCAAGACTCGGGTGTATCGGTTGCTGTGCCGAATGAAGAAGCGCGGACTGTTCACCAGCACGAGGGAGTGGACTGGAAAAGGTTACGGCCCATTATGGAGGCTCGCGTAAATTAACTTTTGACAACGAATCGAATCTGAGCCAAGCTACCTGTATTATGAAATCCACCACTAGTCCGAAGTCCAAGGCTGTCCGAGTTGGCAGCATTTTGTTTCACCCTCCCCGTATGGAGCGAAGGTTCCTGTTGTTCACCCTTACTGGTGAGCCTGTGTATCAGTATGGCTACACCGGCTACACGTTGGAGAAGAACGGGACACGTCAGCAGTCCACCAGCTATGGGGACGTTGGTGATGACCTGCGGCAGAGGCGCGCAGCCAAGGCCACGGCCAAGCTCGGAGTCCCCGTCGAATGGCGGGAGACGAAGCCAGTCGAAATGATGGGGGTGTCGTTCTAATGATTGCCCGCCCCATGCTGGCCGAGACGCTGGAGAATGTCGCAGACATCCAGTTCCCGGTGCTCGCCACCGATAAGATTGATGGTCGCCGCAACCTCCTACTCCCACCCACCGAAGCCGGGAAGATGAGCCGCTGTGCCAGCCGTTCGCTGAAAGGGTTGAAGAATGACTTCACGCGGGAGTGGCTGGAGAGCTACCTCCCACCCGGCTTGGATGGGGAGTTGGTGGTGCTGACGCCCGATGGCCGCGTGGACGAGTTTCACGTTATCTCGTCGGCGTTCACTAATGACGGTGAGCCTGACTTCCGCTTCATGGTGTTCGATGACTTCCGTGGCGGGTTGCAGGAGCCATATCTGGAGAGAATGAAACGGCTGGAGAAATCCCGGCTCCCATCTGGCAGGGTTATCAAGCTGCTTCCCACCCTCATTGAGAACGAGGAGGAACTGGACGCCTTTGAAGCCGCTGCCCTTGCCCGAGGGAATGAAGGGATTATGATTCGCACGCCCCACTCACCTTACAAGGAGGGACGCAGCACGGTGCGCGAAGGTTGGCTGCTCAAGATCAAACGGTTCAAGGATGCGGAGGGCACTATCGTCGGAACCGTGGAGGGGATGCACAATGCGAATGAGGCCACGATCAACGAAGTAGGGCGCACGCAGCGTTCCACTTCCAAGGAGGGCAAGATTGGCAAGGGCCGAGTTGGTGCGCTGGTGGTCAAGCCGCTGGAGTTTGGCCCTCCTACCAATGACGACTGGCTGTATGTGCAGCAGAACGCTCATCGGATGAAGGCGGCAGTGCAGAGCCACCCGTATCTGTTTATGATGGGCACCGGAGCCATCACCGTAGGCGGGAACAACGTCCCGTTGTCCGAAGCGCACACGATGCACAGACGGGTGGTGAAGTATAAGTTCCAGCCCATCGGCGTGAAGGTGAAGCCGCGTTTCCCGCAATGCCTCGGCTACCGGGACGCTGATGATATGGATGGCGAACAGCAAGGGAGGCTGTTATGACTTTGGTGGTCAGTAGTAGCAACATGGTGCCCACGCGAGATGCTGGGACAGGGCGGTGGAATCTTCGCCTCATAGAAACAAGCGCGCTACTGGCCACCATCACTTTCAGTAGCAATGCTGAGGCTGACGGGCTGGCAGTATCCAGCCGAGGGCTGACGGCGAAAGCCTATGTAGCCTGCCATAATCCTATACGGCCCTCGCAAAGGTGCAGTGTAGGCAGTGCCCTCCGTGTGCGCTGTAAAAGGGTGCAAACCCAACGCGGCCCTTTCGGGGTAGATGGATGCGGGTTCGATTCCCGCACGCTCCAGTTACGGGGCGGCTCGGTGCTACAAGACCTGACGGTGACATGCCGCAAGCATACCGGGTTCGACTCCCGGCTACTCCACCCCTTTTGAAACTGTTGCAAACTGACTTATGCCCGTAACGATTGTTGGTGTAACAGCCGGGGCGGTCATCACTTTCCTCTCCACGGTGCAGAGGGAGGGTGAGCCTCGGCTGTATCGGGTGCGGTTGACCGTAATTGCGTTTGGTCAGACGGAACCTGACAAGGTGCTCGCACTGGCGGATGGCTTCATGTTTGGGGATGAGCAACTGATTCGAGTCGGCCCGAGACGCCTCCTACCGGAGCGTGTGAAGTCCAGAAACACTGACTTTGCCTCGGTGCTTTCCAACTACATGCGGCTGGATGACATTGACGATGAATTGTCCTTGCCAGAATCCGCCCGCCAGTGGTATCGTCGCCAAGCAGTGAAACCCCGTAAAAGAAACCTCGAAATCCTATGAAAATGATCGGCAGTAAAGTCCTCGTCCGCATGAAGCCCCGCGCCACAGTCAGCGAAGGCGGCATCCATATCCCGGCAGTGAGCCAGACCACGGAGTTGTGGGGCACGGTGCAGTGCGTCGGGGAGGGGGCGAAGGATTTGGTCATCGGGGATGAAGTGCTGATTGAGGCGCATCTCGGCACGCACTTCATCATGCGCGGCGAAGATCACATCATCATCGAAGCGGAGAAGATCAAGGCGAAGCGCGAGTTGCTTGCGGCGTGAAGAATCCGCTTGCGTTCATTCCTGAGTGCGGATATGGCGTTGCTGCAATTCAGTAACCAACCAATCAAAAACGCATTATGACGATCAAAGCTCCTTCCACCTACGTTCGCGGCCAAGACGGTCGCGCTGGCTTCCGCGATGTTGACTTCAAGACGAAGCAAGACCTTGTGCTTCCGTTCACGAAGCTGAACAAGCGGTATCGCATCAAGTCCATCTCGATCATCTCGAAGGACACGAATGTTGACTTGTCGAACGGCGCAACGGTCGTCGCGGCTGAGGCTTCGACCGGGGCCGACACGGACGCCACGATCACGCTGACGAGCAACGGCACCGCCCCTGCGGACGGTGTGACGGTGACAGTAGGCGGGAAGGTCTATACGTTCCAGACGACCCTAACCAATGTGGATGGGAACGTCCTGATTGGCTCAACTGCAAATGCGGCTGCTGCTCTCGACAATCTCAAGTCGGCGGTGAATCTCTCGACTGGTGCCGGAACCACCTACGCCACTGCGATGACGGCGCACCCTAAGATCACCGCCACGACCAATACCGACACGACTCAGGTGTTTGTGGCCAGCGTCGGTGCAAGCAGCGGGCGTGCTGGCAATGACCTGACTGGTGCCGATACGTCTGCCACGCTCTCGTGGAGCAACAGCGGTGCGTTCACTGGCGGTCTGGACGGCGTGCTCGTCAACGCGATGGTGGCCTCCACCGATCTGGCCGACACCGATCAGACCGGGCTGGTGCAGAACCTCACCCTCGCGGCCACGGCGGAAGTCCTGACGGCCCCGAACGCGGTCGTCCTGTCCATCCGCACCGGCTCCTCAGCAACCACGGACACGAAGGACGTGGAAATCGAATACACCGTTCTCGACTAAGCCGATGGGTGTGCTCGTCAATCACTGGCCCACCCTCGCCCTAGTTGGATACTGCCTCGTTGGTCTGTCCATCTTCTCAGCTTACATCCGCTCGTCGTATGTAATGCTGAGAAGGTGGGAGGTAGTTCTGTTCGTCGTCTCCGGCCCGCTGGTCTGGCTGGTGGCAATTTTGAAACTGTTGCAAAGCAGGAGGGCACGGTGAAGGAGGCGGGCGGAATCCACATGGCCTCGCACGGTCGCAGGCTGGTGCTGGTGCTGACGGATACGATGGGCAGTCAGGCATTGGCCCAAGCACTGATGGAGGGTGATTCGTCGGTGGTGCAGATAAGCACGCAGGAGTTGTCCCTCTACCGGCAGTTTGATCGTTTCGCGCTGGTGAGGAATCCGGTGCAGCGACTCGCCAAGGCTTACCGGCACCATGCCGATGAGTTGCTGGCTGGTGACTCGGCGGTTGGGTCGTTCGAGGATTTCACCAAGGAGATGTGCCGCAAGATAGCGCATGGCCTCCAGCCGAAGGATGTGACCGCCACATGGTTCAGTTACGTGCTCTCGCAGTTCGGCTACATGCAGCGAGGAACTGACTGCGAAGTGGATGGGCTGTTTGATCTGGCGCAGGCGAACGTGTGGCTCCCCTACCTGCAACGCCGGTATGGTCTGGCGGATATTCGGCTGGATGATTCCATCGGGCAAAATAGCGGCCCGTTGTCCACTCCCACCCTCTCCATCATCCAAAAGACTTACGCGCAGGATTACGCCATCCTCAGCGAATTAAAAGACGCTCCCTTCGTCGTTCTCTAGGACGTTTTGGCTTGCCTCCGGGGTCGGATGGCTTAACAGTCGCGCAAACCGCACTCCGATGGCAAACCTACTCCGCAGACGCACCAAGGAATTTTCCAGCAAGAGGGAGGCTGCGGAGGCGTCACGCATCCAAGATCGCAAGGAGCACAGCTACATTGAGCAGCGGTTGAAGATTCCGATTTCGCGGCTGGGAGACATAAATTCGTTCCTGAGTGTGGGCAGCAAGAAGGTGTGGGCATCGTTCCGCGCCTGCCATCTGGTTGCCTCCCTAATCATGTCCACGGAGTTCAAGCTGGTGAAGCCCGATCAGCCGGAGTGGAAACCCAAACCCGGCGACCCGCAGGACGACTTCCTCAGCAACCCGAACCCCTTCGATTCGTGGAAGGAGATGCTTTACCTGTGGACGTTCCACATGAAGCTGACCGGGCGGGCGTATTGGATGAAGGATGAGATTAACGGCATGGGTCAGCCGAGCGCGGTCTATCCGATGCTGCCGCAATACATGAAGATCGTGCCTGACGCGAAGAAGGGCATCGGCATGTTCATTTACAGCGTGAACGGCAAGGAGATTTCACTGACCCCCGAGGAAGTGATTTACTTCCGCCGACCGTCCGCGATCAGCCTGATTGAAGGCATGGGTGACGTGGAGCCGAGTCAGGACTTGTATAACGACTTCATCAATCGCAGCACGTATTCGGAGAAGTTCATCGAACACGGCGCACAGCCTTCCGGCATCCTGACCCTCAAGGAACCGATGGATGACGAGGAGCAGTGGGGCAAACTCAAGGACTGGTGGAACCGGGAATACAGCGGCAAGCAGAACGCAGGCAAGACCGCCTTCCTATCCGGCGAGTGGAGCTATCAGCAGCTTGGACTTACCCATCAGGAGATGCAGGCGGTGGAGCGGGATACGATGACCGTGAATCAGATATTTATGAACCACGGTGTTCCGCTCTCCATTGCGGGCATCCAAGGTGCGGCGAACTACGCCACGGCGCGGGTGGATGAGATGAACTTCCGCAAGTATGAAATCGTGCCGTTGCTGGAGTTGTTCATCGGCAAGCTGAACCGTTCCGGTGCGCTGTTCACGAACTTCGAGGAAAGCACGCAGATTGCCTACAACCTCTCGGGGCTGATTGACGTTGAGCAGGTGACGAGGGACTACGGCCCGCTCGTGAGCATGGGAGCCATGACCCTCAACGAGTATCGGGAGAAGGCCGGACTGCCGAAGATTGACAATCCGTATCTCGATCAGTTTTTCATCCCGTCCAGCTTCACGCCGCTGGAGATGGCCGGACTGACGGATGTGCCGCCAGCCGAAGCCACGGTGAAGCGTTTGGTCAGGGAAGCAATGGGGAGGTAGGCTGTGCCCTGCTCCCACCCGCACCATCGTCTGTCATCCAGCAGGGTGTTCTCCCTACTGAGGAAGTCCCATGCTCCCGAGGGGGGCTGGAACGCTGCGAACTACCACGGAGTCCACGCGGAGCGGCTGGTGCAGGATTTCATCAAAGTCCACAAGACCGCACAGGCGAGAGGCATCCGCTCGCTGACGGAGTATCTCAAGGCGAAGTTCAAGGAGTTGGTGAACATCGTCATTCAGGAAGTCACGGAGCGGAAGATTCGGCTCGGTCAGACGAAGGGTCTTGCAACTGTTGCAAAAGCACTGGAGTTCACGGTGAATCCTGCCGGTGACAGCAATCTGTGGATGGAGGCCATTGCCGGTGCGATGCGGGACTACGATAAGGAAGTGATCGTGGAGATGCTGCCTCGGATGCAGAGCGTAGCCTCCGAAGTGTTTGGCAAGACCACGGTGCTGCTCGGCGGTGAGGTAGGGAAGGACGCTGCGAACATTGTCCATGCTGAGATGAAAGACTTGGCCAAGCTGGTCACGCGCATCAATGAAACGACGCGCAACCAGATGGCGACGATCATCCGAGAAGGCATCGAAGCCGGTGACTCTGTGAGCGGGGTGGCACAACGGCTGCGGGATGCCCTTCCGCAAAAGCTGTGGCCGCGCATTCCCACCATTGCCCGCACGGAGATGGGCAGGGCTGCGGACAAGGGCAGTGCGCTGGCCATGATGAAGTCCGGTGTGGTGAAGACGGTCATGGTCATCGGCTGCAAGGCCATTGAGCCGGGGATTCCCACTTATCATGGGGTGCCGACTTGCAACATCGAACACGTCCCGGTTGAGGACGCCGCGCTGCTGCAATTCCACATCAATCACACCGGGACGATTGTGCCGGAGTCGTTCTTCGATGATGACCGCGCACCCGCCTCCCTACCACCTTTGGATTCACCGGCAGATGAGTTGAAGCTGGCGCGTGGTGCGGAGGGCAGTTTGTCTTCAAGGCCGATTGAATTTGCCGGTGCGGAGGAGGCTGAGTTTCTGGCCAAGGAGTTGGCCGAGGATAACATCCTCATTCAGCCCACCGCGTTGAAGGCCATGCAAAGTGGCTTCGGCATGTCGCCGGTCGCGCTGAGAAATGCCTTGATGGAGGATGCGGTGCCCAAGGATGGCTACCTTCCGGCGAAGATGATTATGACCCAGCAGGAGAAGGGTCTGTGGAGCATCCTGTCCAAGATTTGCCCGGTGAAACCCGGCAAGGCCGAAGGCGATGATGGATGCAACACTTTGGCGATGGTCTATGACCTAAATGAGAAAGCGGTCGGGCAGGGCATCCACACCATGCACGAAACGATAAAGGCCAAGGCTGTTGGCAAGCAGGCGTTAGCCAACCATTTGGCCACGATGGATTCGCTCGGCATCAAGAAGATGAGTCTGGAGGCAAACATTGACAAAGGCGGGTTTGCATGGGCGCGTTACGGATTCGTGCCCACCGACCCGAACGGGCTGGCTGGGCAGTTGCTCAAGAAATACACGAGCGCGGTATTCGACTCCCTGCCTAAAGCCGATGCTAGTCATGTGTTGGGTCTTATCTCCCGGCTGACGATGGGTGATGCCAAGGCGGTGTGGGAGATCGCCGCTTTGAAAATGACCGGCCCCGGTGGGATGGGAATTGGCGATTGGTTGTTGCGCGGAACCAAGTGGCAGGCGCAACTCGATCTGACGGACAAGGTGGCCTACAAAATGTTCAAGAAGTATGTGACTGACAAGGGAGTGGCCTCTGCTGGTGTTGCGCTGCCGCCGAAGATTCTTCCTGCAATGGTGCCCAAGCCGCTGAGTGCCCCGGTAGTCTCTGCGGCACCCATCAGCATGTCCGGGGTGCAGTTCCCGACCATTGCGGAATTGAAGGATACAGGCACGCGCATCGGCGGAACTACTGGTGCCCGACTCATGGTGGACTCCAAGGGCAAGCGGTGGGTGCTCAAGGATGGCCGTGGGGCTGTTGGAACCATCACGGAGGAAGTTCACGCTGACAATGCTTACCGGGCGATGGGCGTGAATGTGCCGAACAGTATCCTGATGACCGAGGGTGGAGTGACGGTCAAAATCTCCGAGTTCATGGAGGGAGGGGTGACGCTGAACGACTACGCGCTCTCGGCCAGCAAGGGAGACATCGCGGCGATGTATGCCAAGATCAGGAAGGGCTTTGCCGCTGATGCGCTGCTGGGAAATTGGGACGTGATTGGCATGGACGCTGATAACATCCTCATTGTGAAAGGCGTCCCCTATCGGATTGATAACGGTGGGTCGCTGCGCTACCGGGCGCAGGGTTCCCTCAAGGGAGCCGCGTGGAATGAGCATCCGGTGGAGTTGTGGACGATGCGTGGCGAACGCTTCTCATCTGGTGCCGCTGCACAGGCCAAGAAGGTGTTCGGTGAAATCGGGGACAAGGCGGAACTGACCATTTATGATCTGGCACGGCAGATTGATGCCATTGATCGCAAGGCGTTGCTGGAGTCGCTGCCCGAGGAGTTGCGGGACACGGTGGGCAAGCGTCTGACCTCCCTAAAGTCCATCGCAAGAAAGGCCAAGGATTACGAAAAGGATGACTGGAATCATGGCAATACTGACCGTGTGACCTTTGGCATAATGGAGTTGCGAGAGGCAGGTATATCGAAGAAGCTGGAGAAAACACTGGATTTTGCTAAGAGCAGGGGTGTTAGACGCGCTAGCTGGGAGATGACGGATGACGCAGGCAAGTCGTTTGGTGGTCTGCGGGACAAAGGTGGTGCCGGTCAGGAGTTTTGGGATTTGCTGAGAAAGAAGCATGGGCCGGAGGGCGTGGATGTCTTGCGTGCGTGGCACAATGCACAGGCTGGTGGTTCGTGGAGTCCTGAGTCCGTTGGCTTGAAACATTGGCTCACTAATCAGAGGCACGCCATCGCCGGGAAAGTTGAACGCTATTGGGGTCGTGGGAATATAACCACGGAGATGGCCGAGAACCGATGGAAGGATATGTGCAAGGTCGCCGGTATCAGCACGGACGAGGCTGGCAAGGTGTTCTCCTTCTATCATGCCTTTGTGCAAGAGCAGCTTGGGGTCATTGATCTGCCAAACAACGACCGGGCGCGTAGGGTGGTGAGGCTGCTACGGACTGAGGAAGCCAGCACGTTATCGGCTGCAAAAATATCCGTTGGGGACAAGAACCGGCCTCTGCGCCGTGGTAAGAATGAGTCTTCCTCGCTGGTGCATCCCACCACACCCGCTGGCAATGAACTGACCGTTCAAGTTGTTCCGCATACCCGAGTGACTGGTTCGTATCTCGGAGGAAATCAAAGCGGTGGCAGTTCTTTTCTTGGTGATGAGGAAAATGAGTTCACCTTCATCCCTGACAAGATTCCGGTTAGTTATTTAGGGACGGTGCGTTATGATGATACCAAGTGGGACGGTGATTTTGGCCGGGAAGCTACGGATTGGGGACTCAGCCTCGACCATCTGGCCCATCTTAACGATTGACGATTAAACGGTTCTAGTGTATGGTTTGACCTATATGGATATTACCAAAGTGACTGCTGACGAAGAAGGGCTGGTTGTCGAAAGTGACATCGGCCAGATGCTCATTGGAGGAAAACGCTACTTCTTGGAGGCAGGAGTTACGATGCTGTTTATCACGAAAGGCCCGCCCGAACCGAAGGTGGTTGTTCCTAGTGTGGATGGAAGTTCGTCGGTTGTCCTGTCGGGGACGACCGACCCGCAGTTGGTGTGCCTTGCCCGCAGGGGATGGTCTGCACACCAGATGGTGCCTATGCCTGACGAGTTTCCGGTGCCAACGGTGGGTGAGTCCACGGCTGAACTGGCCAGCGGACAGGACGTGAATGGTGAACCGTGGCCGGTGCCGCGACTGCCCGCTGTTCCATTGGAGGAAGCACTGGCTGCGGCCAAGAAGGAGGGCAACTGAAATGTGGGTAGCCTCGAAATACGGTTTCTTCTCCATCGTGAAAAAGGACGGCGGCTGGCACATCCGCGCTCGCAAGGCGGCGGATTTGAAACTGTTGCAAAAAGCCGTGGGCAGCACGTTCGCCGGGGAGAAGATTCACCTGACCCCGGATGCCGACTACTGCGCCCGCATCTTCATCACCGACCATTCGGACGGTCGCGGTGCGGTGCAGATTGACCGCATCATGTCCGCGCTGGGTGAGTCCGTGGACTACGGAAACTTCAAGAGCATGATCGCTGAGACTCCCGACCAGCAGGATAAGTTGCCCGCCTACCATCGCATGTGGAGTGCAATGTTTGACTTCCAGATGAGCATGGCATCGCGTAAGGTCAGGACATGGCTGAAAAGAATCTGACCGCAGGCCCGTATGCCCTCGACCCCGAAGGGCAGAAGATTGATGCGTTCTTTCACGAGGCGATGCTGGAATCGAAAAGTGGCACGCTGGCCTCGGACTACGCGGCGATTCAGCAGGGCATGGCGAACGGACTCTCCCTAGCCCTCGCGGTGCGCTATTACGCTTCTCCGGTCACGAAGGAATGGCTGACTGTGAAGGGCGTAAAGTTTTGAGTTGACGAGTTTCAGAATGTGCCGCAGTCTCGCGTTGCTCAACCAACCAACTACTTTTTATGGCCAACGAAATTACGGTATCACTGCAATTCAACGTATCGAAGAACGGAGCCTCGGTAACGGCGTCACCTTCCATCACGCAAACCATGTCTGGAAATCAGATGATTTCCAACGTGCAGGCGGTTGGCACATCCAACGAAGCCCTGTTGCTTGGCGACGTTGTGCCTACTGGCTGGATGTTCGTCAAGAATCTGGACAGCACGAATTTTGTGGAAGTGTTCCTCGACAATGCCAATGCCGAGCTTGCGGCCAAGCTGCTGCCCGGTGAGTTCTGCCTGCTCAAGCCCGGTGCGGCCATCTACGCTCGTGCCGACACTGCCGGTTGTGATTGTCAGGTCATCGCCATTGAGTTGTAAGCCGTTCTGCAACTGTTGCAAAAATCCACCATGAACTTCGTTCAATGCAGATTCGTCGGTAAGCCCTCATGTGTGGGCAGGCATGGGATGCTGGAGTTCGGTGACGTGGTGACGCTCAGTGCGAAGGAGTTCCTGTCTGCCAAGCGCGGCCCGAGCGCGGACGATTGGGAGAGGCTGCGGGATGTTGACAAGCCACAGGCTCCCATTCGCGCTTCCGAGGCGGTGAAGGTCGTGGAGACGCAGCCCGACCCCGAAGTGCTGCACGAGAAGGCACCGGAGGTTGAGCTTCCGACCAAGGTGGAGACGCGCAGGAAGCACCGGAAGTAAGCTGCCATGCGACGGCTGATCGTCCGCAAAGCCCATCCCGGTGACGGGGCCAGCAGTGCCTACTACCAGACCGATGGGCCGATTCCCCGGATAGTGGTCGTTAAGGCGAACCCGAATCACGACCCTGCTACTGGCCGGTTCACGTCGGCTGGTGGAGGAGGCGGTGGTGGTGGTTCAGCGAATGAGCGGACTCGTGATCGTATTGAAGGGACACAGGCCGAAGCTGATCGTGAAGTAGCCAAGGCCGGTGCCGTGGTTAAACGGATTCGTGGCAAGCTGGATGCAGTGAAGGCACGGCGAGACGCGCTGGACACTCCACCCTCTATCGTCAGTCAGCTTACGGCGGCGTTGAGCAGCGCCACTGCCAAGCGCAAGGCACTGGAAGCTGAGGGTGAGAAGATCAATGCGCGACTCGCCGCACTCAAGGCCCAGCTTGCCGCCTTGAAGAAATCCCTTGGTGATGATTTTGACCAGTTGCTTACGGATGCGATGGCATGGCGTATGGGGTGCGAGTCACTGGAGAGCTACTTGTCCGAACTGCTGACTACGAAGGCTCCAAGGCTGGTCGTTTTCAAAGCAGGGAACCCGAATCACGACCCGGTTACTGGCCGTTTTACGTCTGCCGGTGGTGGCGGGTATCTCCACGCCACGACTCGCGGTGCGGACGGCAAGCTGACGATGAGCGACGGCTCTCCCCTACCTTCCCACATCGCTGCATTGAAGATTCCGCCGAAGTGGGCTGATGTCGAAGTGAACAAAGACCCGGCTGGTGGGTTGCTGGCACAGGGCAAGGATGCCAAGGGCAGGGTGCAGAGTGTTTATGGTGAGAGCTTCATTGCGAAGAAGGCGGCGCAGAAGTTCGCCCGCAACACCGAACTGATGGCCAAGGAATCCAAGGTCGTTTCGCAGATTAACGACAATCTCAAGAGCAGTGATGCCAAGACGAGGGAGAATGCTGCCGCGATGAAGGTCATTCACTCCACCGGCATCCGACCCGGCAGTGACAATGACACCGGGGCCAAGGTGCAGGCCTACGGAGCCACGACGCTGGAGGGCAGGCATGTCGTGGTCAACGGGGAGAAGGTCAGATTGAAGTTCACCGGCAAGAAAGGCGTGGCCTTGGACATCCCGGTGGATGACCCGGTTGCCGCCAAGATTCTGCGGGAGCGCAAGGAGGCAGCGGGCAAGAAGGGAAAGATTTTCCAAACCAACGATGGCTCCCTACGCGAGTATAGTCACACGCTCGGCGGTGGCAGTTTCAAGCCCAAGGATTTCCGCACGCTCAAGGGCACGAACGAGGCACTGGCGATGGTTGGCAAGATGAAGGCACCCAAAGGAGAGAGTGCCTACAAGAAAGCGGTCAAGGCGGTGGCCACTCACGTAGCCAATAAGCTGGGCAACACAGCGACCGTGGCGTTGCAGAGCTACATCAATCCCGTTGTGTTTTCGCATTGGAGGGAAGCAAAATGAGCGAACCATTGTTACCGTCTGACCCGCATTTCGGCTACGCGGACAAGCCGCTTCCAGACTGGCGTAATGAACTGGACGAACCCGACCCCGATGACGAGGAGTTGGAGGAGACGCCTGCCGATGTCATTCTGATTTTGGGTTTCGACCCGAAAGACCTTTAGTTTCTCGTTGACTTGCGACGGGGCGGTGGGAAAGATTCGGCAATAAACCGGAGCCATGCCAAAACTACTCAAGCGCAACGCCAACAGACCGACGCATCTCCCTACTCCGGTTCTGGAGCCGCACGCACACTACAAGAACGTGTGTCCTGTGTGTCTCGTGACCAGCCAGTGCCGCTGCACATCCTCGTATAAGCGTATGAGCACCCACGTCTGCGCGACGTGCGTGAAGGAGATTGGCAGTCGTCCGGTGGACTTGTCCCTCCTGCCTCAGCCGCAGAAATCCGCCCACGCCCTCATGGGTAAGATGGTGACGTTTGAAGTGGATGGTGTTCGCATCGTGGGCCGCGTGGAGAAGCAAGTCAGTGCCGACAACTTTTCGATGAAGCTGGCCATGCCCGATGTGGATGGGATGCTGATTCTCACGGACAGCGAAATCGTCCATCCCGTCTCCGGTCTGGAGGAGGTAAGTGCCGTGGCCAACGCCAAGAAGATGCGCGTGTTCGAGGACACCGTGCCGTTTGAAATCGAACGCGGGAAGATGCAGACCATTCGTGATTCGGACAAGGCGATCATGGATTATCAGGACGTGGTGATTGCCGGGTTCGCCTCCACGTTCAAGTCGGTGACGCCCGCTGATCGTGACGGGGACTACGTTCTGGAGAAGGCGTTCGACAAAACACTCATGGAGTTCCGCAAGAACCCGGTGATGCTCATTGACCATCAGAATCGGGTGGACTCGCTGGTGGGTTCCTACTCGAAGATTGGCACGTCCGAGAGTGGCCTCGCGGTAGAGGGCCGGTTGAGCAACGCACCGGAGGTTCGCCGCGTGCGCTTCCTCGTAGCCGAGGGCCACTTGAAGGCGTTCAGCATCGGCGGCTTCTTCCTCTACGAGTCAGACGGCAAGGGCATCGGTGAAGTGAAGCTCTACGAGATTTCGCTCATCCCGATTCCGGCCAACCCCGATTCCCTTTTCCACACGCGCTCGCTTGGCATGGGTGATGTCGTGAAGTGCTGGAACAACCACCGCAAGCATCTGCGGGCTTGGATTCGCTAACGTCCTATGGCCGAAGTCGTTTTTAACCGCGTTGATTTTCATGTGCTGGTGTCGGAGAAACCGACATCGGCCCTTCGTATCAGCTACACGAATAACAACCCCGCGCCCATGCCGGTGCTGGTGCAGGGTGACAAGGTGAGCGTGCGGGTGTTCCCTTACGTGCTGACTTCCGCTGGGGCGTTGGAGACATGCAATTTCGCCACCGGCTCGGTGGTGACTATCGGGGCGCTCGCCGCCAGTCCGATTGGCACTGATGAGTTGTTTGACAGCGGGACGTTTGCGATTGGGACGCCGGGTGCCGATGGGTTGCAGTTCTACGAAGCCACGGTGGGCATGAATACGGTGCCGATTGATACGCTGCTCGCCGGGGAGACGGAGGCGGAAATTCTGGTGAACATCCAAGTGGAGGATTTGGCTGGGGTGGCGGCTACGAAGCGCAAGACCATTGCCTACTTCGCGGCGACGTTGAAGGCGGATGTGCTATCCGAGGCCAGTGACCCCACACTCAGCACGGTGACGAAGTGGCCTGCGACGTTCTCAGTCATTTCTGCCAACGGCACGACGATGGTGGCAGGAGGGCGCTACGCACTGGACACCACTGCCGGTGCGCTGAGTATCACACTCCCTACTTCTCCGGCGATAGGGGCGACGATTGAATTGTTTGACGCGCAGGGGACATGGGGCACGAACAATGGCACGCTGATTCGCGGGGTGACTTCGCTGGAGGATATTGAAGACACTGCGGCGAGCCTGACCTTGAATGTCTCCGGTGCCCGCCTCATCCTCGAATACGTGAGCGGCGCAAAAGGCTGGAGGGTGAACTAAACTTTATGGCTCTACTATCCGACCTTTTAGCGACTCAGCAGAGTAACGCTCTGAAAGTTAATACCGTGGACGTTGTGGACAGCACGGCGCGTCTTGAGTTGACCACGGCAACCGTTCGCGCCGGAGATTTCGTCCGTGAAGTTGGCCGCGCTGAAATCGCTAAACTAACGTGCCTCGGGAGCACTTACACAGCGGGAGTCGCGGAAACCACGGAAATCACCTGTAACGGACAGGGAAGCCCCACGCTGGCAGGCACTTGCTTCTACCTCAGCACGCCGACGGAAGTTGTGTATGTCTGGTTCAGCGTTAACGGCGACGGCTCGGACCCTGGGGCGGCTGATCGCGGCATTGAAGTTCAAATCGGAATGTCGGAAACCGCGAACGGTGTCGCGGCGGCTGTGCAAGCAGCCGTTGACTTGGATGCCGCGTTTTCCGCAACGGTGTCCGGCAATGTCGTCACAGTGGTCAACGCCGTCGCTGGTCTGACCCTGTTTGGCAGCATGGACGAAGATACAGGCTTCACAATTACCAATCCAGTGATCGGCGCGGACGCCACGCACACTCTGCAAGACAAGTTGCTCACCCTCCGTAACGGCGCGGGAACGGGCATTTCAGTAGGTTTTTCGCTCGCGGGCAATGTCGGCAACATCGCCGTAACGCTGCCCCCGTCCACGCAGACCGCCGCACAGATCGCCGCGCTCACGCAAGCCGCGATTCACGCGCACGCAGACTTCAACGCCGTTCAAGGAACCGGGGGAGCAACGGCGGAAGTCACCGTTACGAACGCCGCCCCCGGAATGACTGCGAACGCAAGCGCGGGAGACACAGGCTTCACAGTAACTACGCTCACGGAAGGCGTATCTGTTGGCCCCATATCTGTTCTGGTGGATGAAGCTCTGATTGCCAGCGAGACTGGATGGCGTAGCGATCTTCCTCAGTGTTTGGCGTGGATTCGTCATGCAACGTCCAACCAAACCATCGCGGCCAGTGTAGCGTCTAAGATATTATTCGGCGCTGGAGAACAGCTTGGTTGTCCTCACTACGATTCGGTTGAGAGTTGTTTCACCGTGCCCCGGACAGGGAAGTATCGTGTTACCCTCTACGCCAACACCGGGAATGCGACCGCCTCCAGAACAGACCTTCGCGTTTATGTGAACGATGCCCGCGCAACCGACAACGAGTGGCGCATTGAAAGACCCGCCAGAGCAAATGACGTGATGATCGGCGGTTCCATCGTTTGTCAATTCACTGCTGGCGACAGGCTGACTTTTTTCGTATGGCCGGAATCGGGGACGTTGACTCTTTATTCAGGAGTGAAGACTTACGCGCTTATTGAAAGACTGCTATGATTCAACGTCGCACTTCCGCATTACCCTCGCCGCCAATGACTGATATTGCTGTCAGGCTGTCGGTGCTTTTCCCCGGCATTGATTTAGTGACTGACGTGGAAATCCGCGACGACGGCAGCGGGCCGCGCATCGCCGCGTGGCACCGCCCTGAACCTAAGCCGACTCCGGCAGAACTCGCTGCCGTGGTAGTCCCGCCGCCTGTGCTTGCGCTGACCGCTCGGCAGGCGAGACTCTGGTTGCTCTCTGCCGGATTGGATGACGCGGCGATTCGGGCGCAAATTGACGCCATTCCAGACAGCAATCAGCGCGCTGCCGCACTTGTGGAATGGGAGTATTCCGTGACCATTCACAGCAATCACCCGCTTGTCTTGCTGATTGCCAGCGGTCTTGGTTTAAGTGACGTGCAGCTTCGAGCGGCATTCATCAACGGAGCGAGTCTGTAACGATCAACTAAGGTGCGTTCCGCCTTCCTAATCCCATCTCGATTTCTTCCGCCGCCGCCCCTATTGAACTGCCTGTGGAGGGCGAGGATTTTCTTCGGCGGGCTGCTGTGGCTGATCGGGATGCCGAATCGCGGCTACTGGTTTTGGGACTTGCGAACCAAGGAACTTTGCTGGTGTGCGAACATGGAATCCGTCTATGGCGTCCCGCACGACCCGAAGGGCTACACGATAGGGGAGTATGACAGCCTGTTCGCCAGCGCACTTTGGGATGACCGAACCCGCTCCTATGTGAACTACGCGGTGGAGTTGGCGAAGCAAAGCCGCTCGGTATTTACCCATGATTTCCGCGTGCGCGACCAGACAACCAACGAGTTGAAGATCGTGCATGGTCGGGGCCAGTGGATTTACGAAAATGGCAAGCCTGTGGGCATGTTCGGCTACAACAGCGTCTATCGGCTCAACTCGAAGGACAAAGCCTTTGTTGACTCCGCGCTGGCCATTGAGGAGTTGCAGCACGCCGCCTCGAATCCGAACTGCCCTACCCCCGACACGATAAGCATTGCCTGTGGCTTGATGTCTATGGCACAGTGCTTTCACTCCCTAACTCACCATGTCCGAGGATGAGGCACTCAAAACAGGATTAGCGGCACTGGCCGAACTGACCAAGGAACTGCGCGAGCAGAAACTCAAAGAGTCGGGGATACCGCCGTGGGTTTCGGTGCTGGTAACTATCATGGTTCCGACGATTGGGCTGATCTTGTGGTTCGGGAAGCTGGACTCGCGGATGCAGAATTTAGATCAGGCCAGCACGACTGCTCACAGGCGACTGGATGCCAGTGATCTCGTCATCAGAGAAAATGCCTCCAAGACCTCCCGCAGGTTGCGCGTGATTGAAAGAAAGCTGGACTTGCCGGATGGGGAATGAAACTGTTGCAAACATGAGCCAGCGCACACGCAAGATAATCGCGCAGGTAGGCTTCGTCCTCCTATCCCTCGTCCTCATTTCCCTGTGCCTGATTTTCAGCGGATGCACCAGCAGGCCCGATAACCGCAAGTTGCTGGAGAAGCAGGCGGAAGTGACTCAGAATGTCGCCAAGGCCAAGGCTCATTTTGCAGCGGCGAGTGTGAAGCTGCGAGAGGCCAAAAAGAGCAACGCCAAGGCTGCGGAAAAGCAGGTGGAGGCGTTGCGCTGGATGACTCTGATCGTGCCTGCGGTGGAGCAACTGGCATTGAAGGTTCCTGATGACTTGAAGCCCGAAGTGGAGGCGCTGCGGCTCAAGGTGGAAAGTCTCAGTGCCGAGATTACAGCGGCGGTAGGAGCGACGGCGGAAACGAAGGTGGCCGTGGATGAAGCTGACAAGGAGCAGGACAGTGGTTTGGCGAGAATCGTATCCGTGGAGGCTGCGATCAAGGAGATGAACGAGAAGTGGGGGCCGGAATACTTTGCCGAAGTGAATGCAATGGCAGAGGACAGGGATAGCCTGCGGAGTCGGCTGAACAAGGTGCTCGGCATCGTGGGTTTCCTTCTTGGTGGAGCCGCTTTTCTTGCATCCACCCGATTTACAAAAGTTGGCGTGCCTGCGACATGGGGCATTCCGGTAGGAGCCTTTGCCTTCGTCTATGCCGCGACGTTTTTCCTTGGCAGATGGGGGAAACTGTTCCAGTAGTGACCGCGAAACACTGACCTATGAAACCCATCCTGCTACTCATCGCCGCCGTCCTTTGCATCGGTTGCGCCGCAAAGCGCGAACACTGGACGCAACGCCCGCCGACCGGCCCAGCGACGGAGCGCACGGTGGACGAGAAAGGCAACCCTTCTTTCGGAACCAAGTAACCAGAAAACCAACCCATGAAAAAACTCATCAATCGTTTCGGACTTCCCGGAGTCCTCTTTACTGCCTGCATCGGCCTGTGGCTTCTGACCAGCATCTTCGCGGAGGACTTTCAAGCCAGCGTCGGCCCCGGCTTCCTCGCCCGCATCCCGACCAAGTTGGCGGTGCTGGCGGTCATTCTGGCATCGCTGAGGTTGGTCATTAAGTTCGCCTTCCCTTCCATTTATAGGTTCACGGATACGGAGGGCGGCAAGGTCGTTTCTGAGTTTGCGACTGCATGGCGTTCCCTCGAATCGAAACACAAAGTATGGATAAGCGTCATCACCTACCTCATCGCCTTGCTTGCACTCTCGCAGGCATTTCTCTCCTCTTAGTGGCGATGGGCGGCACACCCGCCCGCCCGCAGCCTACGCCGCCAAAGGCTACTCCGCGTCCGGTGGTCATCGCCACGACGCCGAGTGACAAGAAGCTGCCTCCGGCCAAGGTGCCGCAGGCCACGCCCCAGCCGGTAGCTCCCGCAACTCCGGCACCCGCCACGCCTGCCCCGCGCAAGGTGCTTGGTGGACTGATTGCGGTGGACAGCAAGGCGCTGCTGAGAACATTCGCCTCCTATGTAGGAATCAAGGAGCAGCCGTTGGGCAGCAACAACGGCCCGATGGTCAGCAAGTTCAATGCGTCGTGCGGGTTTAAGCCCAGCGACCGCGCTCCGTGGTGTGCGTCGGTGGCGCACTATGGCTACCGGGTGAACGGCGCTCCCGACCGCCCCGGTGCCTACTCTCCAAGCTGGTATGTCAAGGCTCGGGTGGTTCCGGCCAAGGATGTGCAGCCCGGTGACGTGGGGCTGGTCTGGTTTCCCTCGAAGAAACGCTATGCCCACACCATTGCCGCGATTGAGAAAGTGAACTGGTCAGGCCGCGTGGTGTCCTCCTACGTCACGCTGGAAGGAAACACCAATGCGATGGGGAGTAGGGAGGGCGATCAGTTTGCTCGCCGCGTGCGCCCTGCCGATACGGTGACAGTGGTGCGGTGGAACTAATTTGCAACTGTTGCAAAGTTTTTGTTGACTCGCTGTTCGCGCTCTGCTGATTTGCAGCGCAACGAAGAAAATCGAAAAAGCCTTGAGAGGGGAGTATCGAAGCCGCTTCGCAAAAGTCCAACTCAGCAAGTCAACTCAGTAAAAACCAAACTCATAAAATGAAACTTACCCGCGATCAGAAAATTCGGCTCAAGGCACTTCTCTCCAAGGATGCGAAGTCCCTGACCGCCGACGAAACGACCGAACTCAACACCCTCACTGCGGCTGCAAAGGCTGCGAATTGGGACGCCGCCACCGACCCCATCGAAGATGAGGACGAGAAGGGGCTGACCGATGACGAAGTGAAGGGCATCGTGGTGGACGCGCTCAAGGGCATCGGCCTCGACGCTGAAACTGTCACCGCCATCAAGGACGGCCTCAAAGCCTCCGGCAAGTCGCTCACTGCCGAGGACGTGTCCACTGCCATCCAGAAGCATCTCGGCGGCAACGCCGTTGACCAGAAGGCTCTGACCGACGCCGTGACCAAGGCGGTCAGCGCGCAGAAGGGTCTGACCGAAGCCGATCTGACCAAGGCTCTGGAGAACTTCTCCAAGAACCTCAAATCGCCCTCGCGTCACGAGTTCCCGGTCAACTCCGGCGAAGCCTCCTTCCCCATCGAGTCCCGCGCTGGCAACCTGACCGTTGGCCAGAAGCAGCTTCTCAATATCTGCATGATGCACGTTGGCGAGTCGGCCATTCTTTCCGGCAAGTCGGTTCGTCCGAAGTCCGAGAATGATGGCATCACCGCCGAGCAGTTGGCGCAGGCTTGCCGCAACGGTGAGTTCGTCAGCAAGACCATCCGCGCTGAGATGCTCAATGGTCGCAAGGCCATCACTGCTGGTGGTTCCGGCTCCGGTGCCGAACTGGTGAACACCGATCTGTCGAGCGATCTGCAAACCCGCCTCTATTTGGAGTCGGCGGTTGCAGCGGAGTTCGTCGGTCAGGAAATCCAGATGCCGACCAATCCGTTCCAGCTTCCGATGACCACGACTCGTCCGTTCTTCCGTATCGGTGACGAGACTGGCTCGGTGCCCACGGCATCCACTCCGGCGACGACTCGCCCGACCCTCACGGCTGGCAAGCTGATCGGCATGTCCGAATACAGCTACGAGGCTGAGGAGGACGCGATCATCGCCATCCTGCCCATGCTGCAAGAGCAGTTGGGTTCGGCTGCGGCTGACGCCCTCGAAGGTGCCCTTATCAATGGTGACACCGGCACCCACATGGACGGCGACATCGAAGCTGTCTCCGGTCATTCGTCCAAGCTGTTCAAGGGCTTCCGCAGCCTCGCCTTGGACGCTGGTGGCATCTGCACTGTGGACATCTCCGCTGGTGGTATCAGCACCGACAACATCGGTTCCATGCGTAAGAACATGGGCAAGTATGGCATCAAGCCGCGTGACCTTATCCTCATTGCCGGGCCGAAGGGCTACAACGATCTGGTGCAACTCGCGGAGACACTGACGTTCCAGAATGTCGGCACCGGCTCGCTGGCTCGCATCCTGACTGGTGACGCGCCTTCGCTGTTCGGTATGCGTATCATCACTTCGGCGCAGTGCCGCGAGGATTTGAATGCTGCCGGTGTTGATGAAGTCGCTGGCGTTGCTGACCGGGGCAGCATCCTCATCGTCCACAAACCGAGCTTCCTGCTCGGCGTGCGCCGGGGCTTCACCGTCGAAGTGGACACTGACAAGCGGACGCAGATGAACTCTGTCATCGCCAGCTTCCGCCGCGCCTTCACTCCGAAGGAGACTCCTTCGACCACTGAGCCGATGGTGATTCTCGGATTCAAGCATGTGGCCTAAGCCGTAGCCTTTAGGGGAACCGCAAATAGAAGCCCGCTCTCGTTTCATGGCGAGGGCGGGCTTTCTTTTGTGTTGCGAAACTGGCTGGTGTGGGCGTAGGGTCTGGCCATGAGAAAAGTCACCTATATCGGAGCGCCAACCCTCCTAGCCCGTCACGGAAACATCAAATCAGGGGACACGATTTACATGCGCGAAAGCGAATGGGATACCGTGAAGAATGACCCGCAGCGTTTTCAACTGGACAGCGACACAGCGGAGTTGCGCGACAGTTCCGGCGTCAGCGTCAAGCCACAGAAGACCAACAAGTTTGACCTTCGCACGATTCATTGGAGCAGCCGACCATTGGGGCGTTACCTTGGCCGGTTCAATATGAGCAAGCTGAACAAGGTGGCTGAGGCCATGAACTCGCTGGGACTGCCGGTGCTGTGCGGGCGAGGCTGCAACGCTGTGGATATTTTGGATTCGATTCAGCATCATGCGGTGACGCAGGGCTGGGATAAGTTGAGTCGCACTGACTGCCTGACCAGCGGCACGCACAAGCCGCGTGTGCGGGAACGCCACGCAGCAGCCGCGTAATTTGCAACTGTTGCAAACATGAACAAAGCCACCGTTACCCGTTTGCTGGAAGGATTGAGTCTTCCCGATGCTGAGGCTCGGCTGTGGACTGAACGCATCAAGAAGGCCGACGATGGGCAGCAGGATGGCCGGGAGGAGTTGCAGCGGTGCTACGATCAGTTGGTTCGCAAGGTGGGCGTAGCCGGTCATCAGCACAAGCGTTCACCCATCCATCACACCCGATAAGTTATGCCGACCACACTTGTCCGTCCCCTTACCACGCTGCGCGAAGTCCAGAAGGAAACGCGCAATGTGGATACTGCCCAAGAAGATTGGTTCAAGGAGTGCATCAATGCGGCGAGCCGTGCAGTGGAAGCCATCACCGGAAGGGAGTTCTGGTATTTTGATTACTCGTCCACCGAGCTTGTTGTGAAAGAGAAGTGGGTGGTGATGAGCCGCATCTACCTTCCGTGGCCCATCATTACGCTGACGGAGATTAAGAACCTCGGGGAAGTGGTTCCGAGTGAGCAGTATTATTACAGTGGCGGGGTCATTCAAGGGCTGCGCTGGTGGGCGACCTACCGCAACCGTCCGAATTACTCGAACACCGGATTGGACGGCACACCTATCGGTGGCGACCATGAATCCGAAGGACTGTTTGCCGTGGGCAGCACCGGGCTGATGAGCAACCCCCTGACCATTAAGGGCACGTTTGGATGGCCGCTGACTGACGCAGTGACGCCGCCTCCTACCCTGCCTGCGGATTTGCGCCGTGCGGCGACTTTGCTGGCCGCTGCTTGGACGATGTTCAACCGCAGGGAACTGGTGGGTTATGACGGTCAGAAGCAGACGTTGCTCGACAGCCGGATTCCCAAGGAAGTGAAGGACATTCTGAGCGCCGGATACAGCGAACGATTCCTGTGAACGGCTCGTTTCGAGTAGTGGTGCATGGTGAGCGGGCGGAAGCAGCCATGCGGAAGCTCGCGGCGGAACTGACCGTCGCCAAGACGAAGCCGGTCATTGCCGGAGTGGCATGGCGGGTTCATGCACGGCTGGTCAGGAACACGCCGATCAAGTGGACAGGGAATCTGCGCCGAAGCTGGACGGTGGTTGAAACGCCTACCGGCTTTGTCGTCACCAATCCGAACAGGGTGATGTTGTTTCTGGAGAAGGGCACGCGGGCGCATGGCCCGAGATTCAAGAAGTTCCTCTACATCCCGTTGGTGCCGTCTGCGATGGTCTGGCACCCCGGTTTAATTCGTGGTCAGGACTACGTGCTGACCAAGAGAGTGCGGGGTATCCGCGCACGGAACATTGTCCGCGATGAGCGCCCCACTGCCCGAGCGGAAATGCTTGCGGCGTTGACCCGTTACGTGGATAACGTGCTGAACAAACCATGAACGTCACCGATTACCCCATCCCTGCCAGAGCCTTTGCGGTGATGGACGCTCGCATTGCTTTCTGGTCGGTGGCCGGGTCTGGTCGGGTGCTGGATGGCGTGACCTATGACCGGGAGGCTCGATTGGAGCCGATGGGTGCGGACATGCTGCCCATGATTCAGCCGGTGGACTATACTTGGGAGGAGAAGGTGTGGGGCGGTGCATCCTCCGCACCTGAGCGCGTGGGTAACACCCAAGTCGTCTCGGAAATCACGTCCACGTTCTTCGTCGCTGGGCGCAGGGAGTATGGTCTGATTCAGCGCAGCACGGCTAACCCCGAGGACGGCAAGGGTGTCTTGGAGTGGGTGTCCCGGTTGCAGGATGCCTTGGAGAAGGCCGTGAGTGACGGCAGGCAGGATTCCATGCTGGAGGGGACACTGGCCAAGCCCATGCGCTTTGTGTGCAAGCAGAACTACCTTTCCGATCTGTCGTTCGCCCTCCTGCTGGAAGTCTCCCTATTCACCGTGCCGTATTGGAGAGCCGGGAGGACACCGCCGTTTTGATGAAAGAAAATCTTGACGCGATGCTCGCGCTTACGCACAGTGCGCTCAGTCCACAACGTATTCAGCCTCACACTTAACAGAACCCAAACATTATGGCAGTCATCGGAGACGCTCTTACTTTCGGAATCGCAGCAGACCAAGGCGGTGGTAGCCCGGTTTTGGTTTTGCAGAAACTCACTGTCAACCAGAAGACTGACCAGAAGGAGGCCCGCGACCGCAACGGTGTCGTGCAGGCTGTGTCGTTCTACAACAAGACGCAGGAAATCAGCCTCGAAGGTCTTGGTGCATACACCGGAGCAGCCATCGGTGCTGCGCTTTCGCTTTCCGGCATCACCCTTGTTGGCACGTCTGCTTACGTTCAGGAAATCAATGTCGAGCACGGCAACGAGGAATTTCTCAAGACAAGTGTGAAGGCGATGTGCTGGGAAGGCATCTAAACCTTCTACTTGGCGATGACCCCCGCTTGACGGGATGCCAATGGAATCAACAGGAGACATAACGCAGGATGGGGCTGGTGACGTAAGGCAGGGTTCGCTGATCGTCTATGTTCGGAATACGCAACTGGCGGCGTGCTTGGTGGCGATTGGGGTGAGACTGAGAAAAGACCCTCCCTACACCAAGAAGGAGATGGGCAACGGGGATGTTGTGACCACTTGGAATTTCGAGGCGAAGACGCCTGACGGTGGCATCAATACCTTGGATATGCTCAAGGCGTGGAAGGATGATGTGGCCTTTGGTGAAAAGAATCCGACCCATCCGTTCACGTTCGCCATGCACGCAGTCAAGAACTACCGGCAGATGGTGGAGCATGTTCACAATCAGCAACCGTGGGTGGCCTATGTGAGTGAAACCGGGATGCACACAATTTGGGTCATCAAGGACTCTGCCAAGGCTAGGGAGTGTGTGGCGCTTGGACTGTCCCGCACTGGCGACCATGCCGAAGTTGACCAGCACACCAGTTAGCAATACCGATATGAGCGACGACGACATCACCACCATACTACGTGACGGACAAAAGCCCAAAATTGACCCACAAGCGGCCTCTGACCCCAAGCCCCCTACACCCACCCCAACTAGTAGCTCCGGCGTTTCTGGAGCCAAGGATTTGATAGCGCGAATCGAGCAGGCAGGCAGTGCCAGCTTGCTGGATGAGAACCGCAAGATCGTTGTGGGTGGATGGGAAATTCGTCCGGTGAGTCTTGGCTCCATCGAGATGCTGCACTTGCTGGAGTCGAAGCTGATTTCCGGGGTGCGAGTGAATAACGTGGCTGACCTGCTGGGTGACTGCTTGGAGTTCATCATGCTGCATGTCATCAGCGAGGATGACGCCGTAGAGCATTGCTTCCTGAGCAAAGTGGAGAGGCAGAAGGCCGTGATGAAGTGGGGTCTGAAAGTGAAGGTGCAGGACATCGAAGGGCTTGTGAAAAGCACGATTGGGGTGATTGCCAGTGCCACGTCCACACAGGTTAAGGGGACGCCGCCCGAGCATGTGAAGGCTGCTGGTAGGAAGGGTTCCGGTTCAAAAAAAGCGTAAGGCCACCTTGGTTGCACCGTCTGGTTGCAATCGTGGTGGCCATCACCGGGCACGACTCCCGTTACGTGATCTGGAAAATGCCGCTGCGTCAGGTGTTCGTGTGGGAGCATGTGCATCTGGAGAAAGAGGGCTGGACGTGCTGGCCTCCTAGTGTGGAGTTATCTGCCGAGGAGGTTATTCGTTCGTTCAGGAAGGAAAGGGCTTGAGTCACCCATGTCGCTGAGTTAAGAGAACGCACGTATGTCAAACCCAACCGTAACCATTGATCTGCTGGGCAATCTTGCTCCGCTGAATCAGTCACTCGGCAGGGCGCGAGATGCTCTTGGCCGTTTCGTGAAGCAGGGCACTATGGGCAGTCGTGCCGGTGGTGGCGGTGGTAGCCGTGGTGTGCAGACTGTCAGCGTGTTTGGAAGCGGAGGCGGTGGCGCTGGCCGAGGCGGTGGAGGAGGCGGTGGAGCAGGCTCCGATGATGACGGAGGCATGAACCTCGGTGGCCTTATTGGCAAGGCAGGCTCGGCATTGGCTGCACTTTACGCACTCAAGAAGGGTGTGGACTTTGTTGGTGCAGGCATTTCGCTGAACGCACAGATGGAGGATGCCAAGACTAGCATCGCCACAATGCTGGGCATGTTCGGGGATGATCGTGGATTCGGTGATCGCATGAAGGTTGCTGGCGGTGTAGTTGAGGAGATTAGGCAAAAGGGGTTGCTCGCGGAGGCGACGTTCAGTGAGTTGCTTAACACCTACGGAGCCATTGCAGGCACGGCCATTTCTGCCGGTGTCACGGAGGCGTCTGACCAGATTAACCTGATGGTGGCCGGGTCGCAGGCGTTGAAGGTGCTGAATGGCGACCAAGCAAACCTCGCCGCAGAGTTGAATCGTGCGTTGTCCGGTCAGTTGAAGACTGGTGACAAGCTGTTGCTCGTGAACGGACTGACCAAGGATGCGATGAATAAGGCAATCAAGGAGGGTAACGCCTTGAAGTTCATCATGGAGAAGCTGGCCCCTGTCATTAAGGACGGCAAGGAGGGTCTGACAAATTGGGGGTCGCAGATAACGCTGTTGAAGGAGAACTGGCAGACTTTTCAATCGGCAGTCGCCGCCCCTATTTTTGACCATGCGAAGAATGCACTGATCTGGATTAACGAGAAGCTCGGGGTAATCACAGCAGAAGTAAAGGTGTGGGCTGGAACGGTGCAGGGTATCTTTGCCAATGGGGATGCCGGGTCTGTGCTTAGTCTGGCTCTGCAAATCGGAGCAGCCGATGGCATCGAGTATATGGCTGGCCTGCTCTTTGCGGTGTTCAGTGCCGCAGGTGAGGTTCTTTTGCGCTCGCTGGTTCGTCTTGGTGATGGTGATTTTTGGGTTGCGGTGGGGGACATCATGGTTGGCTTGGCTAAAGTGTTCCTTGGGACTATGGGAACGGTTGGCGCTTACCTTCTGGATGGCTTTGCCTCAGCGGTGGACTTTCTTGCAGCCGGGATGATGGTGGCTTCCGGGAAGTTCAAGAATGTGTTCAACTCGGACACGGTTGGTAATGTGATGCTGTTTGCCGAGACGATGAGGGAAGCCATGCTTAACCCGCTGGCTGAGTTAGGCAAAGGTCTGATGACCGTCGCCAATTACTTTGCCCAAGCCATGAGTTCTGCGTTGAAGGGGGACTTTTCGGCCATAGGTGCCGTAGCGAAGCCCCTGTATGCGGCACTCAATCCGGTAACTTTCCTCCTTAGCGAAACAGCCAAGAAAGTGGCATCTGTTGCCAGTGGTGCTAAGGCAGGCATCACCATTGACGAAGCCTTGAAAGAATCCAAGGGAACCGGGAAGGACGTGTTGACGAGCATGGGTATTGATACCGGGAAGATGAAGGACATTAGCGGTGTCATTGCATCCAGCGGTGTTGAGCAAGCGGCCAAAGGTGCGGCTGCACGTTTGCAGCAGTTGAACGAGGACGTGGCGAATCCCATTGTTGACGCATTGACGAACTTCACGAAACCCGACATGATTGACACTTCGGCGCAGGAGAAAGCGTTGAAGGATAAGCTAGATGCTGCCAAGCCTCTTGAGTTTTTTGGCCCCGAGTGGGATGGGCGCAAGCCGATGACTAAGGCCAAGGAGAATGGCGATGGCGATGGTGACAAGACTGTGGCAGACAGTCTCGCCTCCATTGGTGGTGGCGGTAATGTGTGGGGCGGTGGCAGCGGCATGTCCGAAGTGCAGGAGCAGACCGCCGCCGTGAAGGAGCAGGTAGTTGCCGCAGGGCAGCAGACCGTTGCGGTGCAGGCACAGACGACTGCCGTGCAGGAGCAGTCCAGTCACACCAAGATACTGGTGGACGTTATGCGTGACTCCTATGCTGCGCTGCTGAACATCGTGGAAAATACCAAGAACCGGGGCGGGTTCTCCCTAACCGCATCCGCATAATTTATGTCAACGCCCATTTGGATAGGAACCGACCTTGCTGGCTACTTGCTGGAGGATGTCCCTGCGACCATTGATATTGACGAGTCCGGGGTTGCCAAAGGTTCGTTGACCTTTACATCGAGATACGACGGTGCGGTTGGGCTGGTGCTGGCTGTAACCGAGCATCCCACCTACCCGTGGTTGCAGCGAACGACGGCCACGGTAACACGCGAGGAGGGTGATTCGGCCAAAATCGTGGTGAACTACGAAGGCGTCACACCAAGTCCCGGTGACGAGGAAGTGCCTGCTGAGAGGAAGCAGTATTCGTTGAAGGTGACTGCCGGGAATGAACCCATCGAGACGCACCCGCAGTTCTTTGCCATGATTACAAACTTTCGTGCGATCATTGACAAGGAGGATGACAAGTTCAAAGGATTCCCGGCGTATCTGGACGCGGAGAAGACGCAGAGGAATCCGATGGCTGGGGTCAAGAATTACCTAGTGCCCGGTCTGATTTATGAGGAGAGCTATACCGACCCCGATGGCAATGTGGATTTGGGTGCATTATTCGGCACAATGGGGGCAATAAGCGTTCCACCCAGCAGCGGCGTTCTTCCGAACATCCCCGGTAGGAACTGGCTGATGGTTGGCGGCAGCGTCTCCAAGGTGGGCGATGGGTTGAAGGTGACGCGAAGCTGGCGCATGAGCGGTGACGACGGCTGGAATCCCTCCATCTACCTTTAAGTGCCGTGAGTATTAAGATGCCAGTGTTCAAGTGCAGTGAGAAGGCGTTGGAAGACGCGCTGAACCTGCTGGCTCGTGGAATTGAAACTGTTGCAAACCGCTCCACGATAAACACGGCAGGCGGGCTGCTGTTCAGGCAGGACGAGTCAGGGGTAACTCTGGAGGAGATGCCCGATGAGGACACGTCTGGAAGGCATGACTCGCCCTACGAGATGGGAACCACGGCTTACGGCAGTGATGACCCCGAGAACCCGACAGCCCGGCCTGCGCTGACGAGCGCCATGACGGACACCGGCATCGTGGGTATTCAGCCACTCGACTACGTTGGCAGTGACCCGACGTTTGGATTCAATGTGCAGGTAGTGACTCGCAGGATTTTTTACAACCCGGCGTCTGGTGCTTTCGATGTCCGAATGTTTGTCCGTGACCTTATTTTTGATTCCAAAGGCAGGCTCTACAAGATCACCGCCGAGAAGATAGTGGAGGAGTCCAACATTGTTGGCACCGGCAGTAACGGAGGAGGAATATGATTGCCCTCTATTCGTGGAAGTATCGGCAGGGGACGTTCTCGTTGAGCAATTCCCGGATATGGACTGCGAGTGTCCACTACGCCCTTCGAGCAGGGATGAGGCCTGTGCTTGTGGCCGATGAGGTTGGCGTCCGTTACCTTGCAGATGGCTTGAAGCTGCCCTTTGCCGAAGTCCTGCCGCTGCCCGCCATTCCTGATGAGCTTGTGCATGTGTATGATCTGACCAAGCTGACCGCGTTGCAGATAATTGCGGAGCGGGGAGAGCCTGTGATTCACGTTGACCATGATGCCTTCATTCGCCGACCGCTCCCGAAGCGCATTCTGGAGGCTCCCTATGCCGCTGAGTTCAGATACCGCCCAAGTCAGGACGCCGCCAGTCTGCATGGGTCGCTGCCTGTCCCACGGTTTGCAGGGGATTTGCCAACCGGATTGATGGCAGGAATCATGGGCGGTAATGCCACTGAAAGAATCGTAGCGGTGTGTCGTGAATCGTTGCGGGTGGCTCTCGACCAACGGAACAGGCGAATGCTGGTTCAGGAGCCAAACGGCTTCCTGCTCTCCACAATCTTCGGTGAACTGGCTTTCGGTGAGGCATTCCCTGACGCCGAGGAGTTGCTCCCGAGAGGGCCGTCTGTGCAGGAGGACTACTACAAGGTGGGGTATATGCACGCTGCTGGCTTGAAGAAGGATGCCGGAACGCGGTGTGAGATGCTGGAGTTTTTCAAGGCCGACATGCCGGAGGTTTTCGCAGCCACGCTTCCCGCCTTCGACTCCTACCACACAGGGCGATAGTTGTTTTGAAACCGTTGCAAAATTTTCTTTTGACAACGAATCAGTAAGGAGGCAGGCTGGTGGCCTATGAGCAAATCCACCAAGCAAGTCACGCAGGCCGAGTATCTCGACCATTGCACCCGCGCCAGCCGCACCTTCCATACGCAGGACAGTTCCACCGGAGTTCCCGAATCCCGCTGGCCGCTGGTCTGCAACTGGTTCGACGGCTACAACGGCAACACACCCATCAATCCGCGTGAGGCTGGCCGCGTCGTCTATCTGGAGGATGGCAGCAAGCAGTGGTTCATCAATGAGGAGGCGCAGCCGTGACCATTGCCGAAGCCAAGGCGGATGTTGCCAAGCGGTTGAAGGAACACACGCTTCCCTACCTTCGGCTGCGAGCACGAACGGTTGGGTTCTACGGGTTCGGCTACGGCGAGGCGATCTTCGTTGACATCTTCTTCACCACCCCGCCGTCTGCTGGCTGGAAGGAGCGGGTGTTTGGTGATGTCCCGAAACCCAGCGCCGGAGGCTATATCCCACGAAGCGCATGAATCCGATTCTCGAAATGTCCAAGCAAGTTGCCTGCCCCAAGTGCGGCGGAATCATGGGCAGGATTACCGGAGCGGAGAAGCAGGGCGACCGTAGTGAAGTAGCCTGCCCGCACTGTGGGTGGAGTGGAACAGCGGAAGTCGTCTCGGAGCGGCTGGAGGTTTTCGAGTGGGGCTTTGACGGCGGTGCCCGCACGGTCATCTGGAACGTGGCCAAGATGCGCCGCTTCCTACTCAAGCACGCGGAGAAGATTCCCGTCCATGAAGTGCCGTGGATGCTGGCCGAGAAATGGCTGGAGATGAACGACTTCTCCCCTACCGATGCTGACCCACCATCCGTGGCTGGGGACACGCCGCTGATCGTCATTGAGCATCCCTCGGCCATCGCGGAAGTCCGCGAGCATTTTGGACTCCTGCCCATTGATGGCTGGCACCGGATGTTCGACGCGGTAAAGGCGAAGCGAAACCTGCGGGCGTGGATTTGCAAGACCGCGCTGGAGCAGAAGTTTCGGATGCTGGACATCGTGCATGTGGACAACGGCGAGGGTGCTTTTGCGACGGAGACGCCCACGAACACGCAACTGGAAACGTGGGACAGGCAGGAACCCATTCTGCACCGACCATGAGCAACTACGTTTCCCGAGCATGGCTGCAATCCGTGGCCGCAGAGTTCCGCATTCAGATGAGCGGGCTGGAGACGAAGAAGGAACTGACCGCAGCGCGGAAGATCATGGAGTCCTTCATGGCCTGCTGCTCTTGGCGGAATCCACGGTTCAGTAAGGAGAAGTTTCGAGAGGCGTCCGATTATGATCGCCCTCCGGTCAAGCGAAAGCGCACCCGGCGACCCTCCACCATTACTCAAGATCGCAAGCCCCGGCGCATTCTGGAAATTTGAAACTGTTGCAAAATAAACGATTGACGATAAATCGGTTCTGTAAGAAGTTGCCGTTCTTATGAAATCCACCCCGCGTCATGCCTTACCGACCTAACGCCCACAATCCAAGTAACGTCCCGCTGGAGCACTGGCAGCAACCCGGCTGGCGGCTGATGGACGCCGATGAAGTCGGGAGTCAGTTCACCACCCCGCTGCCCTTCACCCATCGCTGGAGTTCTCTCCGACAAAAATGGATGCGGCGTCGTCACAAGACCGAAATGTGGACAGCCTCCTCTCGGAATAACTCGTATCTCACGAAGCTGTCCCGCAACCGCATCCGCGCCCTGCGTGGTCTGCCCCGCGAGCACTTCCCACCGGATGTGCCGCCACGCCCCAGCACGTCCCTTGCACACTTGACCATCCCTGCGCCGACGATAGTGCCACCGCATACTCCACCATCGCCAGCGTTTCCGCATGTGCCTACGCCTGCGCCTCCACCGGAACCCGAGCCACCACTGCAACGCCGGAAACGCATCCGCAAGCTGGAGTGGTAACGCTGTGCTTGACTACAAATCAGTAACCTAGTAAGTTGTCCACCTTATGAGCAGACCATCCATCCAAACCAAGAAAGGCTACGATATGTTTGAAGTATCGTCAGCATTGCAGAAGTCCATCCGCCGAGGCATGGAGAAAGAAGCCCTGTATTGGGCGCACGAGTTGGTGCAGTCCAACTACCATAACTACCTTTGGAAGCGGCTGGCCATCGTCGCGGTGGAGGACATCGGCCCTGCCGACCCTGATGCCATCGTGCGGGTCATGGCCATGAAGCAGGCGTTTTACGACGAGAAGGAGAACAAGGGTGGTGGCACCCTGTTTTACGTGTCGGCGGTGATGCTGATGTGCCGTTCGCACAAGTCGCGCCTGTGGGATTGGGCAACGTGCAGCATGCTGGCTTCCCACAATCGTCGGGCCGAGGACATTCCCGACTTCGCCATTGATAAGCACACGCGCAGGGGCAAGATGATGGGTAGGGGACGCGATCACTTTTTGAAGGAGGGCACCAAGCTGCATCCTCACAAGACCCAACCCGGCGAGGAGGAGTTGAAGCAGGAAACCATGCTGCTGTGGGATGACAAGTCCGAGGCCGAGCACGCCGCCCTTCCTCACAATCACAAAGATCGCGCCAAGGGTTCGGTGCCCACCGACTCTGATGAAGGAGTCACCGGACGCTTCCCTATCGGGGCGTCTGATGAAGGCCCAAGGGTGCGGACGAAGAAACGCCGCCGCACCGCCGCCGAGGCTGAACTGGACTTCGGCAAATGAACCAGACGCCGTGGGTCATCCGCACCGTGGCCGTCAAGGCCACAACTTCTGAGCCGGTGCCCAAGGCCGACTGGCGCAAGGGCACGGTGCGGCGTTACTCTATGGTAGAGCCGGGTGAGTATAGCATTGTGGAGAAACCCGGCCTCGTCCATCGCAGCGGTTGGTTCGGCATTGTGAAGGGAGAGAACACGCTAACCCATATCCCTACCGGGAGGGGTTTGAACATTGGCCACCGGCTGAACCATGAGCAGTGCAAACGATACGGGGAATGGCTGGCTGAGTTGGAGCCGAATGAGGCGTTCTGGAACCGGAACATGGAGAGTTGGGATGATGAGAAGATAGGCAGGCGCAAACGTCCCTTTCGTAAGACGCTGACTGACTACCTGTATTGGCTGACCACCGATGACCCCTGCTGTGAGCCAGCAGCCTGTGAGTTCTGCCAAGGCACCGGAGCCGCTGGCGAGTGGAGCACGAATGTATTTGGCGAATGGGTATGGCAGTGCGTTGGTGTCCCATGCTCACTCTGCAACGGATTGGGTGTAACTCCGGCACACAATGAGGGTCTTTAGAAGTGAGTTTTCCTTGGCCAAAAAGAGTCCTCCTAGTTGTTTTGGTGGCCTTTCCCACCATCCACCCTCTTGTGAGCGCAAACGATGGTTTCCAGCGAAATGAGTCTTTTTTGCAACTGTTGCAAAATAATCGTTGACGATGAATCGGTTTTGCACTAAGTTCGTGGCCATGAGCAAATACACCCCGATCAGTGAAGACCAAATGGATGCCGTATTTCAGCCCGCAAAGGGCTGGACGAAGACCGCCACCCAAAACGGGCACGGCGAGTTCGTGTATCAGTATCGCACCAACTTCAACCCGGCCTTCGTCGTGAAGGTCTATTCGTCCGTGTCGGCCAGCCGTCAGGTCAGCCGCAAGGTGGGTCTGGATGCCATCCGGGTCTGCGCGGTGAACACTGTGACCGACCGTGGCCTTATCAAATCCGCCCGCATCCACCGCACCGCTGGCTGGGAAGCCCGCGTGCGGGAGCGCGTCCTCGCCACCCTCACCGCCCTTAAAGCCCGCCGCGCATGAAAGACGCAATCTCCAAGCAAGTCGGCCCGCCCTACTCCACCAGCCGCTCGTTCGAGAAGGCCATGAAGAAGCGCACCCATAAGAAACGCCGTCAGGAAGGCCGCAAAGCCTGCACGAAAAATCTCTGATTGACTACGAATCAGTCAGCAGCTACCTTTCCACTTCACCGCAGTTACAACCGCAAACCATAGAAATCGAAGATATGAGCAAACCGCAGATTACATCGGCTCGACAGAGCTACATTGACCAGCTTGACCTGCTCTCGGCAGCAGCCGTGGGTGTCGTGCTGACTCGCACCCGCGAACCGCACCGGGCCGAGGAAGCCATCAAGGAGTGGACGTTCACGAAGAAGCGTTCCTTCAAAAGCTGGAACGCCGTGCGCGGCTGGAAGGAGTCCAAGCCCGACATGCGTGCCACCGTGCCCCCGCCTGACAAGGTGACGGACTTCTACCTCGCCCTCCAGAAGATCGCTGATGTCGCCGGGAACGGTGCCGCAGCGTGGCAGGACATCACGCTTGTCGCCCACTACCCGCATTGGAATCTGGCCAAGTCTCCGGCGCAGATGCAGTTGCTCAAGGAATACAGCCGCGACTTCACGGAGACGAAGCAACGGCTCGTCCTGCTCGTGCCCGAGGCATTCGTCCTCCCGCCCGAGTTGCAGAACGACATCGCCGTGCTCGACTTCGGCCTCCCCTACCGGGACGAGTTGCGCGAGATTTACGATAACGTGATGGATGCGTCCAAGGAAGTCAGCGGGCACTCGGCACCCTATAACGAGGACGAGATTGGCACGCTGCTCGGTTCCGGTGCGGGCATGACCGAGGCCGAGTTTGAAATGGCTCTGAGCAAGGCGATTCTCACCCATAAGGAGAAGTGGCCGAAGGTGCCGGTGAAGGACATGAACCGGGTGCTGCTCGAAGCGAAGACCGATGTGGTCAAGCGTTCGGAGATTCTCGAACTCATGGACATCGTGGATATGAAGGAAGTCGGCGGTCTGGACTTGGCGAAGGATTGGATTGCCAAGCGCAAGCGTTGCTTCACTCAGGAGGCCACCGACTTCGGAGTTGACCGTCCCAAGGGCATCGCCGCCATCGGGCCTCCCGGCACCGGCAAGAGCCTGTTCGCCAAGGCACTGGCTGGCCTGCTCTCAGTCCCTCTTATCAAGTTCGATGTGAGCAAGGTGTTCGGCTCGCTGGTGGGGCAGACGGAGACGAAAACGCATTCCGCCCTCATGCAATGCGATGCGATGGCCCCATGCGTGGTGCTCATTGACGAAGTGGATAAGGCGGGCATTGACCCGAGGCAGGGCGGCGGTGACTCCGGCACCAGCAAACGGGTCATCGGGAAAATCCTGACGCACATGCAGGAGAGCAAAGCACCGATCTTTTGGGTGCTCACTGCCAACCGCGTGGATGGGCTTCCGCCCGAGTTGCTCCGCAAGGGACGACTGGACGAAGTGTTCGCCATTCTTCCGCCGAACAAGGTGGAGCGCATGGAAATCGTTAAGATTCACCTTCGCAAGCGCAAGCAAGACCCGAGCAAGATGAAGGACTTGTCCTTGGTCGTGGACGCCAGCGAGGGCTTCGTCTCTGCGGAACTGGAAGGTGCCGTCAAGGACGCTGTGATTGAGGCGTTCACGGAGGGCACGGAAGTCACCGGGGCCATGATCGCGGAACAGTTGAAGGGCATGAAGCCCATCAGCGTGGCCTTCGCCGACGACTTTAATGCGATGAAGGAGTGGGCTGCCAATAACGCACGCATGGCCAGCACGCAGGACGAAGTGGACGAGACTGTGCAATTCCGTCCCCGGCGTCGTAGGATGGAGCAGTAACAGTCGCCACAAATGACCACCACGTTGCGAATGACCCTCTACCCATACCAATCCACCAGAATGAAAGGAGCAGCCCACCATGCCACTGATTAGCACGATGACCGGAAGCGAAACCGTAGCCGATGGCTTTGCCAAGGTGTTCGCCTTCCATGTAACCCGCGAGGCTGAGACTTTCATCGGCCAAGCAGCCAAGACGGGGGAGAAGGTTAGGGCGGTTGGCAGTCCCGTCAGGGAAAGCGCCGTGGCTGGCATCCGTCAGGAGATAGGAGGGTCTTGGGTGATGCAGTCGTTCGAGGTTGAGGACGATGAAATCATCAAGGTGTTTGCCCAGCGCAGGAACGCATGGAACAAGCTGATCGTGGCCGCGCAGCTTCTCCTGCTATGCCGCACCACCGGCCCGCTGACCCGCATCACCATCCCTCTACTCAACCGTCCCGGCAAGAGCCGGTTCACGGAGGCGGTGATGCAGGGCCGGTTTGAAGTCGTCACCCCGCAGGAGGCGTTTGAGCGACATGGCATCACCGTCCCGCCGCACTTCATGCGGTTCTACCATCCGAGTTCGCAGCAGTCGGTGTTCAACGTCACGCAAGTCGAAGCGGCCAGTTCGGTGAAGCAGAAGATCGTGGCCACCATCACCAAGGCCGATGACGGAGCCACCGTGGTTGTCCGTTCGGTGAAACGTCGGAGGGCATTCGAGCTATGAGTCAGTCATCCGATAACAAGAAGTGGCGGCAGAACGTGCCATCAAACATCGGCATGTTGGGGCTGCTTGTTCCGCCGAAGGTCAAGACCAGTCTGCCGAAGCCTTACCAATACGAGGCACCGATTGCTGCGGTGCAGGACATGGTGCGACAGTTGAAGATCGAGGAGAAATCTGATCGCAAGTTGCAGTGCTACCTTGTTGCCACCAAGCCAGTCAGCAAGGGTATCCGACTGACCATCTTCATGCTCGGCTATCAGCCCGGACTGTGTGGAGAGAGTGGGACTGGTGCAGGGTTGGATAAGTCTCAATGGGAGGCCATGACCGGCACTGTGCGGATGATTCTGGAGCACGACTTGGGCAAGGTGCCTCTCTATGTCGAGCCGTGGCGCAAGGGGAAGAAGTTTCAAGCCCGCTTCGAGACTTACATCAAATACTCAGAACTATGACCACCCGCGACCAGTTTGTAGCCTACGTTGACCGGATGGATGCGCGGCAGCGGTTCTCGGACTTATACACCCGCCCCGTCGAGGAGTATCTCACCGAGTATTGTGGGTCGGCGCAGGAGGCTGAGGATGCTTCGGACGGCGAGAAGCAACTGTGGCAGAGCATCTGCAACGATTTGGGGCTTCCCTTCCCACCAGAGGACGAAGCATGAGCAAGAACCAAGTGCTTGTGCCGATGGAGACAATGTGCCCGACCTGCCCGTTCCGGCCCGAGGGCTATACCGAAGTTCGCAGCCTGCTGGTTGAACGTGCGACGAGCGAGGCGACACCCATCTGCCACTCGACCGGGGACACAGAGATTGTCCCTCCAGAAGATCGGCTGGACGCCAACCCAAGGGCGTGCCGGGGTGCGCGGAATCTGCAACTGCAACGCTTTGCCAAGATGGGGTTCATCACCGCCCCGACTGACGAGGCATGGTTTGCCAAGTGCAAGGAAATGGGACTCCCGACACCGTGACCTTTGAAACTGTTGCAAAATCTTTTTGAAAATTTCGGATTGACCACGAATCAGTCATGGTCTAAGTTTCAGTTCACCGCAGCTACAACCCGCCCAACAGGGCACAGCAGAAACAGACAGTATGAGTAAAACGACCACCATTAACAAAGTCCCGATTCGGGACATCGCCGCCCTGCATTCCGCAGCGACGGACTTGAAGAACGCCGGAGTGAATTGCTCCCTCGTTGCCAACACCGGATGCCGCCTCTGGTATTCGGAGCAGCAGTGCGCCTACGTGCTCAAGCTGCCTGACTGCCAGTTCGACCTTGGCATCGTCAAGAACGGGGATGGCACCTATTCCACCGTGACCGATCTGCACGCCGGTTTGGTGTCCCGGCAGATTGGGCAGACCGCCCCGCCGTCCTGTGGCTTCACGCCCGAGGAGTTGGCCATCGGCAAGTTCATGCAGGAGTATGGCAAGCACGCCGCCATCAATGCCGCAATGGAGGCAGGCCACCAAGTAAGCGGCTGCTACCTTGACGAGCAAGGCGAGTATCAGTTGGAACTCGAAGTCACCCTCTAACCGCAACACCGAACCAGAAAGAAACCACCAGTATGCCGAAAATCCGAGTCACCATCAATAAAGTCGGGGGAGTCAAAGCCGAGGGCGAAGGGTTCGTCCAAGGCCAGTGCCATACGAGCATGGCTCCCATCCTCTCCGTGTTCAGCGGAGGCACCGGAATCCAAACGTCCGAGGAGAAGCCGGACTTGAACGTGCTGGACGAAGGCGAGCACGAGCACATCGCCCTCTAGGTCATGGGAAAGCAACTCATTACCATTGGCGTAGGCGGGTCGTTGACCGGCCTGCAAATGAAGAAAGGCGCGGGGCTGGACTTACGGAAGTTCGGCCCCGCCGCCATCGTCCGCTCGACCGAAATCGAATGGGACGAGGAACAGCAAAAGTGGTTCGTCCACTTTCTCCAAGGGCAGCGCAAGGACACCGTGCTGACGCGCACTGACTTCCATGAGTATGTCGTCCCTCCTATCCACCAGACGGTAGGGGAGGCCAAGCTGAACGGATGGAAGTGGCAGGATGCCATGCTCTACTCGGATTACGAGGATGCCGTCGCCGCCGAAGTCGCCGCCATTCAAGCCATGCGGAAGAAGCATGGGAAGGAGTTCGTATGAGCGTGGAGTTCAAGACGCTCATGGGCACCACCATCCCAAGGGAAGCTGTGCCGATCTTTCTGTTCAAGGACGGCACGCACTGGTGCGCGGTGCGTCCTGACTTCATCAACTTGCATGAGAGCATCGCCGGATTCGGTGTCACGCAAGGTGAGGCTGTGATGAATCTGGAAAGTAACGAGGCCATCGCACCGAGAACGGTTGTGCAGCCTGACGGCTCGGCGCTGGGGGAGATTCCTCCGGTTGAGGATACCGGCCTGTTCGGCGGAGTCATTCCCGAAGGAGCCACTGACATCACGCTAGAGCAGCAGGCCGTGCTGGACGCCATACTGCCGGAGCCACCTAACCCTGCCTACCGCACTACGGTTCGTATCGTTACCTCGATGGGGAGTCTTGCCTTGGACTATGACGGGCCGGTTCGGTTCCAGCACGGAGTCACCGATGCTGATGAAGGTGAGTTGCGAGCCATCCTGCAACCCGGCAGGCATGAGTTCGTGGTCATCACCCGGCCTTATGCTCCCGATGTCGAAGCTGAGGAAAAGCCCGACGCCGAGGGCTGGTATAACTTGCAGACCCAAAGCAAGATGCCGGAGCCTCGCGTGGCGGTGCAAGTCAAAGGGCACTTAGGGGATGACACGGTCGGCGTCACCTACTGGTCGCATAAAATGGGCGACTGGATGTGCAGCGGCGACCCGACGCACTGGCGTCCCATTCCTCCAGAAAAAGTGTAGCAGTGGGGAAACCGGAGAAGGGGTGTCACAGCCCCTTCTCCGCGTCCTTGCCCTCCAGACCACCCAACCCCCACCCGGCACCGGAAAACGATTCCTACGCCATCCTCAGCGCACCATTTTGATGAAATTCCACCCTTCCCACCATGCCCATTCAAGAAAACGCCTGTGACTGTCCGCACTGCCGAGCCATGTGCCAGAGTCCCTGCATAGGGACGCCCGAGGACATCGCCCGATTGATTGCCGCAGGGCACCGGGACAAACTCGCTCCGACCCTCTACGCGCCGCTCCTCGACTACGGCGTTCCGCCTGTGAGCATGGTGGCTCCACTCAAGACTGAGAAGGGCTGTGTCTTTCGCACCGAGGAAGGTCTGTGTTCGTTGCACGCCAGCGGACTGAAACCGTTGGAGGGTAAGCTGGCCTCGTGCAAGCACACGCCCAAGGAATCCCTCATGGTCATCGCGGCAGTAACGAAGACATGGCTGTGAGCACACGCAATAGGGACGGTGAGAAAGTAGCCATTGACAACGAAACGTCCTCTCTGATAGCGTCTTACCCATGAAGAAAGACATCGAAAAGTATCTGATACCGGGCGACCGTCCGCTGGTCATCCTTCCCGAACTGGCTAGGGAGTTGGGTTTGGAGCAGGCGGTGGTTTTGCAACAGTTGCATTGGCTGCTGAGGGACGAGCGCAACGGCAAATTGCTGAAAGATGGGAAGCGGTGGGTGTTCAACACTTACGAGGATTGGGTGAAGAATTACTTCGTGTGGATGAGCGAGCGCACCCTCCGCAGAGTGTTCACAGAACTGGAGACGCTGGGTGCCATTGAGTCGTGCCAGCCCGAAGGTGGTATCTCCCGGCGCAAATACTACCGAATGCTGATAGGAGGAACGAAGTGAGAAACCATGTGGCCATTTTGGACGCATCCACCGGCCATCCTGACCGCTTCCTCATGCGGCCAATTTGGACGGTTCCTATAACAAGAAGGACTGCAAGCATCACCGACAAGAACTGCTCGCGCAGACGCGAGGTAGGAGGGCTATGCTGAAAGTCTCGACCAAACCCAAGGCCACGGAGCCGCCCCCTACCATGAGCCTTGATGAACGGGTGGCAAGGGCCACGGAACGCTGTGACACCATCCGGCAGAAGAAGAAGCAGAAAGCCGCCGAGTCCGGTCTGTGCTCGGCGCGGGAGTTGCGGAAGCTGTGGCTTAGTGCTGGCGGTGCGACCGTGCTGCCGGTGACGACGCAGGACGCCATCATCCTTCACCAAGAAATGAAACGCCACGCGGCGCGGAAGGAGAAAGTCGGGTTCATTGAACTGATGGAGTGGAGCATCGCCAACTGGCCGCTGATGATGGACGCGCATTTTCACACCATGCAGAACCGGCCCGAGTTACCGGCCATCCGCTTTTTCGTGAAGTGCATCGGCAAGTTCCTGTTCGCTTACGATGAACGCGGCAGGCTGGAGCGCATGGCGAACATGACGACCCGCGAACGCATGGTGGACACCCTGATGCGGAGGAAGGGCATGACGCAGGCGGCAGCGGAGCGGGAGGTTGATGAACGCCTTGGCCTGACCAAGCTGAAAGCCGAGATTGAAACCGAACGCCGGAAATTGCAACAGTTGCAAGACCGGCACCAGCAAACCAAAGAAACCGAAGAAAGAATCGCCATGATGAACCGAACCGTGCAGCGCAAGGAACTGCGAGCCGTGCAGGGTGTGGGAGGCACCTACGAGCAATGGACTTAGACGACCCGCAAACCAAGGTGGTGAACGATGCGGTGGAGCAATCCATCCTCCGTGCCGGTATCCCGAAGCAGTTCGCCCGCAAGTCGGAGCAGTTGAGGAACTACGGACTGAGGGGCATGGCACTGGACGATATGTTTTCCTCCGGTGAAATGTCCACCCTCCTAGCCGGTGGCGGTGGCCTTTACTTCGAGGGTGACTCGCCGGAACTGTTTGCCCGCTTCCATCTGACTTGCCGGGGTGTGCTGCGGAGGCATCTGCCTTTGTCGGTGCTGTCCCTGCCCACCTTCCGTCAGGTGGTCTGCGGAAAGAACTACGACGAAACGATTTCGAGGGTGGTGGTGCTGGCCATTGGCGGGTTTTACGACAAGACCTACAAGCAACCGTTCTCCGAGGAAGACCTGTTCACGATGGGTTGGTATCTGCGCGAGTGGGTCATGTCCGGCAAGGCGCTGATACTCCAAGGCTCCCTGCCATTGGGCCGCTGCGATTGGTGGTCGGACTCACTTTTGCAACTGTTGCAAACGAAGCTGGTCACGCACAAGTAACATGGCGGAACTGATTCCACTACCCAAAGGCGTGCCGCCTCATAGTGTGCAGATGACCCCTGATGCACTTGCCGCCTTACCCGAAGGTTATCGTCTGCTATCCAAGCTGGAGGCTGAACGAGTTCCGGCCAACGCGCTGTGCTGGGGCAGGGCCAAGCTGAACCATGTGGCGGAAATGGGCTGGTATCCCACCCGCCGCGCCGGGAAGACAGCGACGGTGCTTACTTACATCGTGCCAGTGGCCAATGACACATGGGAAGAACCCGTTGCCGCCGTAGCGTTCAACCCGCTGCCCGAAGGTGCCACTCTGCCGAGAGGTTACAGGCTGCTGCAAAAGGACGAGGCGAGGAAGCTGCCGAAGGGTGCCATGTTTTTTTACGAAGCTACCGGAACATGGGGTCACTCGAATGAGTGTGGCGGGGATGTTACGGACAATATCAATCTGTGCTACTGCGTGCCAAGTAACGGAGTGCCCACGGTGTCCATTGCGGGAGTTGCAACAGTTGCAATCCCACCCAAGAAACGGATGCGGAGGCTGGAGTTCACATGAATAAGCGCATGAGGCTGCTGGAGTTTTACCCTCAGCCCGATCATATCTACGGCATCGTCTGCCACCCATCGGCGGCGCAGGTGTTGCGGGAGGGTTACAGCAAGCTGCCCGCCATTCCCAAGCTGATGGGCTTGACGGGCGATCTTCCTCCTATCATTGAGGACGCGAACATTGACCCGCAACAGTCACAGATTTACACCGGGCAAGCCGCATGGCAGGCCCGCGTCGAGCAGGAGCGCAGGAAGACGATGCGCGAAACCATTCACCAAGAATTGAACTACCCATGAGCCTATTTACCAAGCTGGTCGCATCGTGCATTGATTCCGGTTCCGTCTCCGCGCTGATGCGGGACTTCAAGGAGTTGTATCTGCTGGAGGAGGAGAGGCCGCTCTACGACATGGTGCGGGCGCACTGGCAGAGGCATGGCCGTCTGCCCTCCACGGAGACAGTCACGGCTGCCGGGCACGCGCTTGAGCCGTTTCGTGAACCGCCCCTCTACTACAATGACAGGCTGCGGGCGCGGTATGCCTACAACGTCATCAACGAGCGGCATCCTGCCTTTCGTGAAGCACTGTCCAACCGCAACATGGAGGCGGCGGTGGAGCACTTGCGTGACATGCTGACCACGGTGGGTGGCGCGGTGAATCAGGAGAGCGCCACAACGCTGGTGTCCGAAGTTGCCGGGGTCATCGAGGAGTATGACTCGCGGAGATTTCGCTCCGGTCTGGCCGGGGTCACGTTGGGCTGGCCCACCATGAACGATCTGACGTTGGGGGCGATGGGTGGTGATGTCATCGTGCTGGCTGGAAGACCTTCGATGGGAAAAAGCTGGCTGCTGTTCGAGTCTGCCTACCAAGCATGGCGGGCCGGTCACTCCATTGCCATCGTCTCAATGGAGATGAGCAAGCGACAGGTGGTGCGGCGGTGGATGGGTCGGCACCTCGGCATCAATCCAAATTTCATCCGCGCAGGGCAGGTGAGCGCGTGGACGGAGGAGATGCTGCGTGGGTATGCGGATGTGGCCAGTGCCATGCCGAGGGTCAGCCTGATAAGCGGGGAGATGGAGAAGCAGATCACGGCCATTGAGGAGGCGATCAGGGAGCACATGCCCGACATCATTTACGTGGACGCCGCCTATCTGCTGACGCCGAGCGGACAGAACAAGGGCAGCATTTCCAAGTGGGAGAGCATCGCCAAGGTCATCGGGGAGTTGAAGAAGATGAGCATTCGGTATCACCGGCCCATCGTGATTACGGTGCAGTTCAACCGGAATCAGAAGACCAACTCCAACAAGGAACCGGACTTGGGTGACATCGCCGGGTCGGACTCCATTCCGCAGGACGCCAGCATCGTGGCTGGTGTGCGAATGGGACTGCCCCCGTTCGAGGCCATCCGCCGCCGCATCATCGTGATGAAGAATCGGGAGGGTGCGGTTGGCGAGTTCGTCACGGATTTTCTGTTCACGCCGCCGAGCATGGTGGAGATTGCCGACGAGCAGGATAGCTCCGGCATCACGGACTGGATGTAATGATTGACCACGAAACTGTAACCACCTATGCTGCGCGCCAATGAGTAAGACCCTGCTGGATTTTGAAACTGACCATTTGAACTGTGATGGGAACCCCGACGCGCAGATTATCGTGGTGTGCGACACGCCCTCGCAGGGCACCTTCGATGCCGGTCAGGTCATGGGCAAAAAGGCGATGGAAATTTTCGGTGAGCAGGCCAAGGCGTGCGGGCTGACCAAGCAGGACTTCTTTTTCGTGACATGCTCCCCACCCATCCCCGAGGAGCACAGCAATACCGAGGGTCGCATCAATAAGTTCGTTGACCAGTTTCGGACTGAGTTGCTGGGCACGTTGCAACAGTTGCAAAATGGCAGGCTGCTGCTTGCACTTGGCAAGACAGCGGCGAGGATGGTCATGGGTAAGCCGGTGCAGATAACCAAGGTGCGCGGCCAGTTTGACAGCGTGGAGGGAATCCCATGCACGGTCATGCCCATGCTCTCCCCTACCAATGTTCTTCGCAGACCGGAGGTAGCCGAGACGTTCAACACTGACTTTCGGCAGGTGCGCGTGCTCAAGGACTACGGCTGGGATGTGGAGGCGTTCGCCGGAGCCAAGGACAGCGGAAAGTATCAGTGGGTGACGGATTTGCAGTTCCTACTGGACAACCCACCATCCGCGCTCGCTCTGGATACGGAGACAGATGGGCTGAATTGGATGAACGGTGCCAAGCCCATTCTGGCTTCGCTCTGCTGGCGCAGTGGCACGGAGAAGGTGGACATGGACAAGGGTGGCAAGAAGTTGCGTGCGCTGGAGATGGGTCAGAGAGATGAGCCGGTGGCGATCTGCGTGCCTCTGGACATTCGTTACTGGCCCGAGCTAGGGGAAGCTGGCATCGCCAAGTTGCATGGTCAGCTTCGGCAACTGCTGGCCAACCCCAAGGTGCATGTGGTCGGTCACAATCTGAAATTCGACATCCATTGCCTCCGCAATATCGGCGTGCGGGTGGCCAACTGGTATTCGGACTCCATGCAACTGCTGTTCGCGCTGGACGAGAATATGTTCTCCAAGACCCTCGCGGACGGCGTGCGGAGATACGTCCCCGAACTGGCCTCCTACTCGGATGCCTTCGACCGCGAGATTGATAAGAGCAAGATGCTGGAAGTGCCAAGAGCCAAGATGCTGGCCTATGCCGGTGGTGATGCCGAGGCGTCTTACCTGCTGAACAAACGGCTGATAGATTTGGTGAAGGAGGACAAGCGGCAGTGGGACACTTTCCGGCATATTCAGATGCCCGCGCTGCGTATGTTCGTGAACGTCGAGAAGCAGGGCATCCATATTGACCAGCCGGAGTTGGCCAAGTTGGAGCATACGCTTGGTGAGCGGGAGCGAGAACTGTATCGCTCGCTGATTCTGCGGGTGCCTGCGGAAATCAAAAAACGGCACTTGGACAAAGGGCTGTCCTTTACCCGCGATGAGTTCGTGCGGGACATCCTGTTCACCAAGGATGGGTTCGATTTCACGCCGGTTGTCTTCACGGACTCCACGAAGAACCTGTCCAAGAACGAGCGGGTGCCAAGCACGAGCAGCAAGCAGCACCTTCCCTACTTCAACCATGAGCCGTTCGTGCAAGACCTGATTCAGTATCAGAAGCTCGCCAAGATGCGCTCCACCTATGTCGGCAAGGCCAGCGTGCTGGAGACTGACCGCATCGTGACACTCAAGAACGGCAAGCTGCCCAAGAAGGTGACTGACGATTTAGCCAAGTCTGGCATCACCATTGAGGGCAGTGCGGTGACGTTGCATGGCATACGGGTTCGCCCCCGGTTGCGTGCGCTGGACTTCGGCAACAAGCCGCTGGACTACACCCATCGCTTGCAGATGGCGGATGGTCGCTGGCTGGTGGTGTCCAAGAATGGGTCGCTGTTCAGTCAGACGCTCAGTGATGCCTCCGGCTTCTGGAAATACCTGTGCGACGATGGCTGCATCCATCCGAGTTTCCTGCTGCATCGCACCAACACCGGCAGGACAAGTTCCGCCAACCCGAACGCACAAAACTTCCCCAAGCGTGGCCCGTTGGCCAAGGAGTATCGCAAGATTTTCGTGCCGACGCCAGGGTTCGCTTTCTTGGAAGCCGATCTGTCTCAGGCCGAGTTGCGGATTGCGGCGTGGATGGCCAACGAGACGACGATGCTTCGCATTTACCGGGAGGGTGGGGACATCCATGAGGCCACGGCTGCGGCGGTGCTTGGCATCAAGGTGACTGAGTTCCGCAAGTTCAAGAACAACGCGCAGGGGGTTCCATCCCGTTTTCGTAGTGGCAGCTTCTCCGGCTCCACGCTGGCTGAGTATTACGATTACATGCGGTTCTTGGCCAAGGCCGTGAATTTCGGTTTCCTCTACGGCATGGGCTGGCGCAAGTTCAAGGAATACGCCAAGACGGACTTCGGCATCGAACTGACCGATGAGGAGGCGGTGGTCATGCGGAAGGCGTTCTTCGCCCTCTACCCGAGGCTGGAGACATGGCACAAGCGGATGCGGGCCTTTGCCAACGAGCATGGCTACGTCCGCGCTCTGCACGGTGCGCTGCGGAGACTCCCATCCATCTACTCCGACGACGAAGGGGTAAAGGGCGAGTGCGAGCGGCAGGCGATCAACGCCCCGGTGCAACGCTTCGCTTCCGATCTTGGACTGCTGGGCATGATTGGCTTTGTGGAGAACTGCCCGCTGGAGGACATTCGCCCGGTGGCCTTCATTCACGACTCGGCGGTGCTGGAGGTTCGCATTGCCCGCATTCGGGAAGCGGCGGCTGGCATCAAGTGGCACATGCAAAATCAGCCCTTGGAGGAACTGTTCGGCATCACCCCACCCATCCCCATCGTGTCCGATGTCTCGCTGGCGGAAATCAGCCTGTCCAAGTCCGAGGCACTGGATGTGGAGGCCGTGGTGCCCAACTGGACGGTTTTGTAGGCCCAAACTATTTTTGCAACAGTTGCAAATTCTTTTTGACAACGAATCAATTCTGAGCCAGTTTTGGGCCTTATGAAATCCACCATTCACGGCCCCGCTTCCATTCCCGGCAACACCGCGTTTCCGCTCACCCAGCTAAACGACACCCAGCGCGAGGAGCGCATCGCGCTCGAAAACGCCCGCTACGCTTCCGAACTCGAAGCGGCCATCACCGCCCACTTCAACGCGGGCATCATCGTTACGCCCGCCGACTACAACGCCATGCTCGCCGTGTGGCGTCAGGGTGGCCTCCTATCCGATCTGGAGTAAATGCAAACCTTCCTTCCCTATCCCAACTTCGCGCAAAGCGCGGCTTGCCTTGACTGGCAACGACTAGGCAAACAACGTGTCGAAGCGAAGCAGATATACCTCGCGTTGACCACGCCATCCTACGGCTGGCAGAACCACCCAGCGGTGAAGATGTGGCGACATTGGGAAATCTCCCTCGCAACTTACGGCGAAATCATCTGTCTTGAATGGCGTAAGCGTGGTTACAACGACACGCTGCTCCCTTGGTTTCAAGAACGCTCCGCACTACGCCCGGACTTGCAGCCTTGTCCACCACAATTCGATACTGCATTTTGCACGTCCCACAGATCAAACTTGCTTCGCAAACTCCCATCCCACTACCGCCCACTCTGGCCCGATGTGCCCAACAACCTGCCATACATCTGGCCGGTCATTCATTCCGTTTGACAACGAATCAGTAACGTATTAGTCTTTCACCATTATGAAAACCCGCACCCGCAGAAAACTCGACATGCCGACCCCCGAAGCTGACCTTGCTTACGCCAAGATTACGGAGTTGGCCATCACCACGTTCGTTGAGAACAAGTTGCAGAACGAACATAAGCGCAAATATGACAAGTCCCGCAAGGAGTTGCTCGGTCAGATGAAGGACTCTGGCAAGTCCACCCATCGTGCTGAGTATCGTGACGAGGACGGCAAGAGCATCATGCTGGTGGCCGAAATATCCACCCCGACCGGACAGGCCGTGGATGTGACCAAACTCCAGAAGCTCGTCACGGAGAAGCAGTTCCTCGCCATCGTGGAAGCCTCGCAGAAGGCTGTCACGGACATCGTGGGCACCGCCACCCTCGCGCAGTGCCTCGTCCCCACCATCGGCACCGAGAACGTCAGCGTGAAGGTCGCCAAACTTTGAAACTGTTGCAAATGACCAAGACCCGAAACCGCTCCACTGGCATCTGCCATTACGAATGCCATGCGCTTGGCGACAAGCTGGTGGTGAATTACACCTATCACGGCTCCAGCTTTGTTCACGCGAAGGAGTTCACCGGCCAGAGGCAGGCAGAACTGGCGCAGGCATTTCTCCAAGAACTGAAACGATGAAAGACCCGTTCTTCCACGTTGACGATGTCGTGGTTCATGCTGTGGTGCGGCAGTGGCCTTTGGTTACGCGAAAGGACTCGCTCCACGGAATCTCCCACTGGCTAAGGGTAGCCCGTAATGCGGCACAAATCGCCACCACCGCGTTCCCCGATGACGCACCCTCCATCATCCCTCTTACCGGGCTGTTCGCGCTTTTTCACGACTCTCAAAGGCTCACCGAAGGCGTTGATTACGAGCATGGGCCATTGGCTGAGAAGTTTCTCCGCACCTATGCTTTGACGGAGGACATCGGCATCCGTGAAGCCGACGTTGAGAGAGTTGCACTGGCCTGCCGGGTGCATACCACCTTTCAGCCCATTAACATTGGGCAGTTGGATGACCAACGGACGCGGATGGTGCTGGCGTGCTGCTTGGACGCTGACCGTCTCGACTTACTCCGTGTGGGCATCCAGCCCGAAGCACAGTATCTCTACACCGAAACCGCGAAGTCCCTGATACCATGAAAAAGCAGCAATTCATCATTCCACCGGAGCAGTTGGCCGAACGCGAGCGGGCAGAAGCGGCAGAGTGTGACGGCAGAATCAGGATGTTTTGCGCCATCGGCTACAAGGGAAGACTTGGAGTGGGGCCGCTGGTGCCGCTGGGGCCGCTGGGGACAAAGGGGGAGCCGTTCTATGTTCAGGCTTGCTGCACGAATTCCGCAGCCCGATCACTCCACGGTTTCATGGCCGAGGGTGTCAGTGGCTTTGTGTTTGTGGAAGTAAAGGATGACAAACCCACCGCCCCCGTTGTTCAGTTATGAGGCTGGCCAAGGTGCTGGAGATTGCGGATGCGGCTGGCTTCACCATTGTCAGTCGGGAGGCCAACGGCGGCGGGTGGATACCGATGCTCTGTCCCTTTGCTCCCTACCTTCACGAGCGCGGTGTTGACCGCAATCCATCCTTCTTCATCAAGGTGAACAACGCTGGTGTGTCCGCGTGCCACTGCTTTACGTGCAAGGAGAAGGGACGCATCTCCACCATCCTTCGCAAGCTGGAGTTCCATAGCGGAGACAGTTACTCGAAGCTGATTATCCGCGCCGACATGGAGGAGATTCCCGAGGAGTTTGGTGAGTTCGAGGAAGTTGGCGCAACGCGGGAAAGGCGCAAGCCGGTGGAGGAGGCCATCTTCTTCAATATGTATCCGCTGGCTTATGAGGACAGGGCGTGCGCCGCCTATCTTCGGGGCCGGGGCATCAGTCCGACTACCGCCACCAAGCTGGGTCTGCGTTTCGATGATACGGAGAAGCGGGTGCTGTTTCCAGTCAAGGGTAGGGACGGTGAGTTGTATGGCTACTCCGGCAGGGCGATTACGGACACCGGGCACTCGCGGCACCGCGACTATGGCTTCACCAAGGAACTGTGCCTGCTGGGTGAGCATTTGTTCCAACCCGGCAAGCCCGCCTTTGTGGTGGAGGGTCTGTTCGCCTTCGCACATCTGGTGGAGATAGGAGCGCGTGGCCTCTGCAATCCGCTGGCTTCCCTTGGCTCTACCATCAGCGGGCCGCAGCGTGATTTGCTGGAGGACTTGGATGTGCCGGTGTATCTCTGCTTCGACCCTGACGCGGCAGGTGACTTGGGCACCTACGGCAAGGACGGCAAAGGCGGTGCGGTGGCTTTCCTCAAGGAGCATGTGCCGCTGCGGATTCCACTCTACCCCGAAGGGCTGGAGGACATTGACGCGATAACTTTGAAACAGTTGCAACGCATGGTGACGATGGACTATGAAACCCCTTGACAACGAAACAGTCATCTGCTACAGTGTTCGCCATGAGCAACCTTAACCATGAGCAACCCGCACAGGGATGAAGTCGTGACCTACGTGATGAACAGATTCGCGCAGGGCAAGGGTGCCGAGTTGGTGCTGCACCGCAAGGGCCAGCCCAAGCGGTTGCTCCTCATACCGTCCCCGGTGTTCAGTGAAAGTGCCGTGTGCGGTCTGGCCATCGCTTTGGAGGACGAGGGGTTCCACTTTTGGTCGGGCTTGAACCCGCTGAATGGATTCGACTTGTGCGCCTCTGGATTTTCGCTAAAGGTAGCGGATGCCGTCGCAGTGCTGGTGAGGGACTTGTTCCCCTACCGACTTCGCCGGAAACTACAACGCTCGCAAGAGCACAAACCAATGGGCGTAAGCCCGCAAATAGAAGACAGACAACAATGAGTGAACCAGTAAGACAACGACGCCGTGCAATCACGGCAGCAGGAGCAGGGGCGGCGGCGACCGCCTCCGGGCAATCCGGTGGAACGTGGGGCCGCAGGGGTTCCGCCATCGCAGCGGAAGCAGCCAAGGCGCAGGCCAGTGCTGAACGCAAACGCAGTGGAGCAGGCAGTGCGCTTCGCTTCTACGTCAAGGGAGGGGATGATTGCGAAATCATCATCCTCGATCATTCGATTGAGGACGGCCTCGCCTTCTACGAGCACAACCTGCAAGGCGCGGACGGCAAGTGGGACATCTATGAGCCGTGCATTAAGGACTTCGCGCAGTGCCCGATCTGTGCCCGGTTCAAGGAGTCCTCCTACGTGCTGATGCTGACCTGCTTGGTGCTGAAACCCTTCACCACCAAAAAGGGCGTAGTCGTTCCGCATAGCAAAATGTTGCTGCCGGTTCGCATCACGCAGTTTGACAAGTTCCGCGATCTGGAGGCATCGGCCAAGAGCGAAGGCGGTTCCTTGCGGGGCATGTATCTGATTATGAAACGCTCCAAGAGCGACAGCAAAGCGGCCCGCATTGGGGAGCCTGCCATGCTCGAAGGCGGCAAACTCTACGATCTGATTCCCGAAGCTGAGTTGGTTCGGGACTATGGCCACAAGGAAGTGCGTTCGGAGGATGGGACGAAGGTGTTCCGTCCCGCCAACTTCGACATCACGCCGTATGACTACGACGAGTTGTTCCCGAAGCCTGATGTTAAGGACATCCAAACCCGCTACGGTGCGGACATGCGCCCGCCCGCTGGTTCCGCCCGCGAAGTGGCGGCTGAGTTCGAGGAGAACGAGCAGAAGGAGCAGCCGGAGGAAACCGCCAAGCCTGCCGCTACGGTTCGCACTCGGCGCAAGGCGGCACCGACCGCTGACAGCAATCCCTTCCCGGAGGATTGATACTGCCCGACCATGAGTAATGCCCTTCACGGAAACTCCGCAGTGCTGTCCAGCCTGCTTTGGTTGCCCTTTGCCATGTTTGACCGTGAAACCGGAGACAGGCTGAGGAAGCGCCTAACTGTGACCGTGAAGGGCTATCATGCGGATGACGAGGACAAGGTGATTAAGGGCTACGTGCTGAATCAGGAAACCCGGCAGATTGGCGTCCCTGTTCACTTTGGGATGCAACTGTTGCAAAGTCAGCCACGCGACGTTGTAGTGAATCTGGCCAACGGCTTCCCTATCTCTGTCCAGAAGCGACCAGACCCCAACCATCCAAGCGCCTCGCCCGCGCAGGGCTTGCTGATGAAGCAGGTAGTGCGGCACGCCTCCACAAATCCGGTGACACTGATAAAGGCACCGACCGGCAGTGGGAAGACAGTGGTAGCGTTGAACACCATTGCCGAGTTGGGACGAACCGCCTTGGTGATTGTCGGCACCAAGGTTTTGGCCCGTCAGTGGGAAAAGGAGGCCATGCTGCATCTTGGACTGACGGCTGACGAGATAGGCCATGTGGAGGAAGGCAAGTGCGTGTTTGAGGGCAAGAAGCTGGTTGTTGCCGTGGCGTGCAATTTGACGCAGAAAAACTTTAGTGAGTGGTTCTACGACTATTTTGGAACGGTGGTGTGGGACGAGGCGCACAGGCTTGGAGCAAAGCACTTCTCACGCACACTGACCATGTTTGCTGCCAAGACGCGCATCGCAATGACCGCCACCCCGACCCGACGCGATGGGGCCGAGCAGCTTTTTCTGGATTACTTCGGCGACCCCTCCGTGGAGGGCAGTGCTGATGCGCTGGAGTGCGATGTGCGAGTGGTCAATCGAAACACGGTGTTGAAGCAGTGGAAGTATTTGTCGGTGCCGTCCATCGTTTCCAAATTGACAACGGATAAGTTTCGTAATATGGATATAGCCATGCTCATTCAGACGCTCTATCGCAGTGGCCGCACGACGCTGGTGTTATCCGACCGGATTCACCAGTTGCACGTCCTTATGGAGATGTGCGCCGAGGGTGAGAAGGCCATCCCCAAGGAAGTCATGGGATTGTTTGCCCGCCAGCGCGAAGTGGCCGGTGGCAAGCGCAAGCAAGTGACGAACGCTGAACTGGATGAAGTGAAGGCAAATGCCAAGGTGGTGTTCTCCACCTACGGCATGGGCAAGGAAGGTCTGGACATCCCGCGACTGGATGCCGGAATTGACGCCACTCCCCGAGCAGACGGTGTGCAGGCCATTGGCCGCATCCGCCGACCCTTTCCAAACAAGAAACGTCCTGTGTGGTTCACCATTCGGGATAACGGAATCCCGCCACTGATGGGCTACACCAAATCCCGGCTACGGGAGTATAAAGAAAGTAACGTGAACGTAATTGACCATGAGTAAGAAGCCCGCATCGCAAACAAGGAAGTGGTGGGTGGAGCGCAATGCTCGCCGCCGCGAACGCTACGCCAGTGACCCGACTTACAAGGCACAGGTGAACAAGACCAACCGGGGAAGTTACCGCAGGGTCAGCCCGGTGACACCCCACACAGCACTTCGGGGTTCCGATTTGTCCGCGCAAGGGACAACCCGCAAGGTGCAGACGCCTGCCGGTGAGCAGAAGATGAAGACCTTCTCCGTTGAGGAGATGGCCACTGTCCTCGGCGGCTACCATACGGTTGTGCTGTATCGCTGGATTCGTGCTGAACGCTTTCCCAAGCCGACGCTGGCGACGGTGCCCGATGGCATGGCATCACAGATGGTCTATTGCTTCAACGATGCCCGAGTGCTGGCCAGAGTGATGGCCGAGCACCAGCGCGAGAAGGCCTACTTCCATTCCTCGGACTTTGAAACTGTTGCAAAACTGTTCGAGGCCGCAGCGCAACCAATTCCGAAAGCCACGCAGTCCGCGCTGGCGATCATTAAGAGCAAGAGCAAACCAACCAACACCGATGCAGACACCAACAAGAGTAAGACAGAGAACCAAGCAGCAGGGCAACGAAGGGTCAGTAACCAAAGCCGTGGAGCGAAAAGTCTCCGGCAAGGTAACGTCCAGCGAAAGCACAACGGAAAAGTTTAAGGGCACCGACTGCCTCAACCCCGCCTATGTTGGCGTGATGGGCAGCGTGACCAAGAACCTCGGCAACTACGAAGCCGTCCGCGTTCAAGTCAGCATCTCCCTACCCTGCGAGAGCGATGAAGCCTCAGTCCGCAAGACCTTCGACAAAGCCTCCGAAATGGTGGACGAGTTCGTGGGAATCGAACTGGAAAACGCGGGGGTGAAGAAGTGAGTCGCCAACGCAAGAAGGCGGCAGCTACCGATGAGGCACCCGCCCCGAAGTATGCCACTGAACTGGACGCCGTGTTTGCCGACATAGGAAAGCACATGGGCGAGGAGATGGTGATGGATGCCAGCAAACTGCCACCGTGCAACCATATCCCTACCGGCTCGTTCATGCTGGACTTGGCCACGCTGGGTGGGATGCCCGAAGGATTCCCGGCCATGTTCTATGGCTACGAATCGAGCGGGAAAACAACCATCATCAAGAAGATCGTCGGTGAGTTCCAGAAGAAGTATCCGCAGAAGAAGGCTGTGTGGGTGGACACCGAAGGTATGTTCGACGCGGCATGGGCCAAGCAGCTTGGTGTGGATACGTCCTCCCTAAAGCTGGCGCGGCCCGAGAACGGTCAGCAGGCCGTGGACATCATTGATGCCGTGGTGGGTGCGTGGGAGACTGGTCTGGTGGTTCTGGACTCCGTTCCGTCCTGTGTCTCCAAGGCCATTTTGGATAAGTCCGCTGATGATGACACCATGACGGAGTTGGCGCGGCTGATGGGCAAGCTGTGCAGCAAGCTGGCCATGTCCTTCAACCGGGAAAGGAAGCGGGGGCACCATGTCACCTTCCTCTACACGAATCAGTGGCGGGGTAAGCCGGGAGTGATGTTTGGCGACCCACGCACGCTGCCCGGTGGACGCCAGATCAACCATATATGCACGACCAAGCTGGAGGTGAAGAACGCCGAGGAGATGGGAAAAGACAAGCACGACATTGAGGTAGTGGAGTTCAATCAGCACTCGTTCAAAATCACCAAGGCCAAGCATGGTGCGTCGGTGCGGAGCGGCGAGTTCCGCATGATGATTAACCCCGACAATGACAAGGGACTGCCACAGGGGTCTTACAGCGATGCCGATACGATGGTGGTCTATGGGAAGAAGATGGGTCTGATTACCGGAGGCGGCTCGTCATGGAAGATTGATGACAACGACACGAAGTTCGCCAAGCTGGTGGACATCGAGACTTACTTGCGGGAGAACGCCGCCGCCTACCTTTCACTCAAGCAAGCGATTGTCGCCATGCAGCGGGTGGACAAAGGACTGCCAGCACTGCCGCCTGATGGCTATTTGTTTGACTGGTGTGCCATCGCTTAGGACAAACTCCCAAGTGTGCCCTCCTACGCCAAACGGAAGAAGCGTGAGCTATGCGCTACCAAGTATTGCCGCAATCCGCGCAGTGCAACCAGAGGAAGGATGTGCCATAAGTGCAGGATGCGTAAGTGGAGGGCCAGCAAACCGATTCGTGCCTACTACCGGATGGTCGTTGACCACGCCAAGACGCGGAAAATCAAGGTGCTTTGCACCTACGAGGAATTTGCAGCATGGGCGATTGAGAAAGGCTTGTTCAGCAAGGATGGTGTCAGGGACAAGGATAAGACCATTGATCGAAAGGATGGTGCTGGGCCGTATGCCATCTGGAATCTGGATGTGCTCACCCTTGCTGAGAACGTCGCCAAGGGCAACAAGGAGAGGCACTATCCGGCTTACAGGGAAAATCGCTGGGTCGGTGATGAAGGATGCAAGACGATGGCCATGCTGGATGACAACGGCGACCCGTTCTGACCTATGCTGAAACTTCCCAAGAGCAAGCAGCAGCATCCGTCCATTCACCGCTCCAAGATGCAGGAAAAGGAACTGGCCTATCGTGTTGGTGGAAGAAAGACCATAGCCTCCGGTGCCCTCGACGTGAAGGGGGACGTGCGAAAGAAACGGGTGATGCGGATTGAGGCTAAGACCACCCAAGCCAAGAGCTTCTCCGTAACCCTCGACATGGTGCGGAAGATAGAGGAAGCCGCCCTAGCCACCAATGAGTTGCCGGTGATCGTGGTGGAGTTCAACCGCAAAGGCAAGCCCATCGCGGAGTTGTGCGTGGTGCCGAAGTATGTGCTGGAGATGATAGCTGAATGGGTGGAGGCTAAGGCATGAATCTGTTAAACCGACTGGAAGGCAAAGCCAGAAGACGCAGCACGCAGGAGGATTCGCTGCCTGCCTTTGCCAAGGAGTTCCTAACCGAGATTATTCGTGGGCAGGATGAGCAGCCCGAGGATGCCCGAGGGGTTGGCGGGTATGTGCATGTGACCGCACTGCTGGACTTCTGCCCCCGCCTGTGGAGCCTTGTGGCCGAGGATACCAGCAACCGGCCCAACCTGCCCAAGAGTGCTGACCGTGTAATGTGGGCCATTGGTCGTGCGCTGGAGCATCACGTTAGGACGCAGATCATTGCGGCGGTTGGACGCAAGGCCGTCTATGGTTTGTGGAAGTGCCCCTGTGGTGGAACTGAGGTTATGGGTCTTGGCAACTCGGCAACTTGCAACAGTTGCAAAAAAGAGCCTTCCATCTTCCATGAGGTTCCGGTGTTTGACCATGAGTTGCAGATTACCGGCAGTCCCGACTTGCTGCTGGTGCATGGTGGCGGCTTCCGCGTGGTGGAAATCAAAAGCATGAACAAGAAGGACTTCGACCTTCTGCAAGCCCCGGTGCCAAACCATGTGTTCCAAGTGAACAGCTACCGGAAGATGCTGCTGGCCACTGGTGCGAAGGTCTGCGAGGAGGCGATCATCATGTATGTGGCCAAGGACTACTCGTTCAAGTCCCCCTATAAGGAGTTCCATGTTCTGCCGGATGACCAGATGTTGGCCATCAATTCCATGTTCGAGCAGGTGCGTCTGATGCGGCAGAGCGGCAGTGCTGGCCAACTCCCTCCAAAGCTGCCCGTTTGTGCGAACATTGATTCGCCAATGGCTCGACGTTGCCCGCAAGCTGTCAACTGCTTTTCCCGCCGATGACCAATTTATGAAGCCCATCCCATTCCCTGAGCAGACGGTGACGTATGCCAAGAACCAACCCCAATACAATCCACTGCCCGCCTACCGGGAACAGACTGCCGAGGGCCGCGTGGTGTTCTGCTGGCAGCTTACTTGGAAGGAGCGACTGCGCGTGCTTCTCGGTGGCGTGGTCTGGCAGGAAGTGCTGACTTTCAACCAGCCGCTCCAGCCGCAGTTGCTTGGGGTGGACAAACCGGAGATGACCAAGCCATGAAGACCTATCCTGCTTGGACACGCCCCGGTGGTGGCACCTTCATCCACGCCCCCGAGTGGCTGGGCTTCGTCTATCTTATCACCGCCCCATCCGGCATGAAGTATGTAGGCAAGAAACTGTTCCGCTCGGCTATTCGTCGCAAGCCCCTCAAAGGCACCAAGCGCGTGCGGCTCGACCACAAGGAGTCTGACTGGCGGAAGTATTTCGGCTCGTCCAAGGAATTGCTGGCGGAACTGTCGCGGACGAACCCGATGCACTGGAAGCGGGAGATTCTTCACCTTTGCACGTCCAAATGGGCGATGGCCTATTTAGAGTTGAAGGAGCAGATGGCGAGGGATGTCCTGATGCGGGAGGACTACTTCAACGGCATCCTCCATATCCGGCTGGGAAAACCGAACGCGGCCACGGCTAGGGAGTGCGGTTTGCTCCCTCCTACCAGAATCCGCACCAAGGCGATTCCCTCTTAGAAATGAACTATTTTTGCAACTGTTGCAAAAATTGCTTGCCCACGAAACGGTTCTGGCCCAAGTTGCCGTTAATGAAATCCACCACCATTCAGGTGTCTGGACGATTCAGACACGCAAATCGCAAATAGAACCAATCGCAACATGAGCAAGAGCACCAAAGCGGCCAAGGCCGCACCCGCAAAATCCACCAAGGCCGCACCCGCTGCTGCCTCCACCGAAACCACCTTTGCCCCGAAAGAGGGCGACACGGTGACGTTCAAGGGCTACGCCCAACTCGAAGACGGGCAGGAGCCTATCTTCACCGCAGGCGAGCAAGTCCGCATCGTAACGGTCGTGGACGCCGAAACCTTCCAGTGCGTCAGTCTGACTGACCCGAAGAAGACCGATTCGGCTTTCGACACCGAAATCGCTCCGGCGTCCGACACTGCCGCTGCCGAAACCACGGCCCCGGCCAATGGTGGCAAGGTCAAGTTGAAGAAAGGCGCAGCCCCGGCCCCTGCCGACGCCCCTCCGGCTGAGGGCAAGAAGCCCAAGTCCACGAAGGAGAAGGCCAAGGCCAAAGCCAAGGCCGAGAAGAAGGAGGACGAACTCCAGCCGCTCGCGCCCGAGGCGTATGACGCCGAAACCCGCAAGGTCATCAAGACCGATGCCTCCGCGCTCAAGGCCGCGAAGTCTCTGGCCGAAAAGATCAAGGAGACGTTCTGGACGCTCGGCGGCGTCCTCTCCTTCATCCGGCGTCACAAGTCGTATGCGACCATCGAAGTGGATGGCGTCACTCCCTACTCCGGCAAGCAAGGCTTCGCTCAGTATGTCGAAGCTGAACTGGACACGCACTACCGGAAGGCCATGTATTACATCGAGATTTACGAAACCTTCGCCCCGCTGGGTATCAGCGAGGAGCAGGTGCTCGCCCTCGGATGGAGCAAGGCCAAGGAACTGTGCGGCGTCGTCAACGCCAAGAACGTGGAGAAGTGGCTCAAGAAAGCCAACGAGCTTGGCCGTGAAGACTTGCAGGCGGAAATCAAATCCGTTCGAGTCAAGGCTGGCGACACCGGCACCACCGACCCCGGTGAGACGGCCAAGGCGACCACGTTCAAGTTCCGCCTGTTTGAAGATCAGGGGCAAGTCGTGCAGGAGGCACTCAAAGCGGCCTCGGCGGTCATCGGTGACGACGACCTGAACAAGGCGTTCGCGCACATCGCAACGGAGTGGCTGACCCTCCAAGGTGGTTCTGCCAAGGTTGGAATTGAGCAGGCGTTTGCCGCGCTGGAAAACTCCTACGGCCTCGCGGAAGTCTCCGGTTACGCCCGGATGCAGTATAAGAAGTAAGTCCGACTTACCACCGGCACAGGAATGCCCTCACCGTCTTCGGCGGTGGGGGCTTTTTCCTGCCCTGATTCCTCCCGGCTTACGACCCAAAAAGGCCACCAAGAAGGGACTCACCAGTGGCCATAAACGGGCTATACGTTGCGCTGACCCCATTCCTCACCACTCACCTTCCCCGCTCCACAAACGAAGGTTTCCCGAGATTCTCACGACCCGAATTTTTCGCCTCTTATGGGCAAACTTTTTGCACTTTGTTGCAAAATAATCGTTGACGACGAATCGGTTCTGCCCCATATTGGTGGCATATGAAATCCATCCGACAGTTCCTCGCCAATCTCTCTAACTGGCTCGAAAGCCAAGCGGCCAACTTTCACGAAGGCCGTCCCACCCTCTAAAATCCTACCCATCGAAATTATGAAAAAGACCCACACAACCTACGTCGGAACCTTTGTAAAAGTC